TGCATCGGCGGCTGTGGCATCCTTGTAGTTCTCTTGAGGAGTCCATGAGTCAATTCCAGCCTTCTCGTCGGCAACGGCTTGATTCCATGCGCTCCTTGGGACGGGATAGGAATACGAATAAGCCGTATTCACGCCACGACTGCCGCTTGCACCCCACAGAGCCTCGGCGAGTTCAAGGCCACCAGAGACATAAGTGCCTGTGATGCCGTTCAGCCTCTGTGTCGTGCCACCGCCAAAGGTACTGATATTCGGCACTGATGTCGAGGTGGAGTTATCCCACTGACAGCTTGTGCTGGCATCCGCCGTGGCCAGAATCGTGCAGAGGTTGCCGCGTCGGTTGATGAGTTGGCCGACAATCTTGTATTCACCGAGTTTGGATGAGTCGCAGTATTCCTGTCCGAGGGAGGCCGTGTCCCACGTGTCCGAGGCGACATATTTCTTCAGCCAGCAGTAGCGCGTGCCGTCAAAGACGAGCCAGTCGCCTATCTGTCCTGCGTTGCGCGGCACGATGGTGTTCTTGGCGTCGATGACCGTTCGGCCGATGGACTTGATGTACGACACTGCCGAGGCTGACACCTCCGTTGAGCCTGCCACGGCACTATATATCGCCCCACCTGAGGCTTTGGCGGCTTGGTATGCCGCAAGGGTAGCAAATTCAAATTTAGCCATTGTTCTTGAGTTTAGCGAGTTGTTTCTTTAATGATGTTATTTCCTCCTTCAAGTCCTTGACCTCTTGGACAAGGGAGAGGCTCACGGCGGTGGCAAGCAGGGGGTAGTCGAGACCGAAGATGCCGTCCTTGTTCTCATGCACAACCTCTGGGAGGACGCACACCACATCCTGTGCGTATGTGCCTATGTGCCTCGTATGGCTGTTATCTGCCTTGAACGAAAAAGCGGCGAGGGGTATAGATGCCATGGCTTCCAGAGACAGCCTGAAATCCTCTATATGGTCTTTTAGCCTGACATCTGAGGTATTTATGAAGCTGGATGCGGTGACAGATCCAGTGGTATCTATGTCTCCATACCCGTAGACAGTGCCGCTGGCCTCCAAGTAAATATCCCCGTTCGGGACGCTCAGAGACAGACCGCCGCCAGAATAATTCACATACGCACCGTCATTGAAGTTCAGCCCGTATGTGGAGTAGAAGGTCAAGTCTGAATACCCTGCCCACGTGCCCATCTGCACATCAGCCCAGACAGGGATGCCATCGGCGGCTGTCAAGACCTTGCCACTTGTGCCTATCGGAAGTCTTGCGGGGTCGCCAGAGCCAGTGGCATATATCATATCGCCCCTGTTGAGCAGAAGGGATTTCGCTATCTTCGTGCTGTCACGGAATGGCAGCAGCGTACCAGCGGCGTTGAGCCATGCCTCGACATATGTCTGGGCAGGGACAATCGCTATACTCCCGTCAGGGATGTTCTGCACCGTCGGGGCGTTGTTCTGTGAGTAGTAGAAACCTACATTATCGTTCGTAGTCATAGCCTTAGATTATGTGCCATTTGATGGCGTTGATACCAAGATATTTCTCTGACAGTTTCGTGTTGCCCTCATAGATGTCGCCACCGACATGAAGGTCGTCTTCGATTTCGACTTCTTCGTCTATATACAATCCCTCATGGTTGCTGGTCAGTATCTGGTAGGCAAGTGTGACGCTATGTTCGACATAGACGCTACTTACCTGCTGGAACTCACCTATTCTGACGGATGTGAACAGCGGAGAACTGGTGTTTGTCTCCGTGGCAAGCTGTGCGTACTTGTCAACAAGCGAGACCCCGTTCTCCTTCAATGTCACAGCATCCAAAATGCCATGTACGGCAGCTTTGTTCACGATGACACTGGAGACTGTCTCTGTCGTGAACTCGATGAACTGTCCGCTGGCTACGGTCTGTCCTGTGCCTGTGATGCCAGTGACACCCGTCATCGCTCCGCTGATGGCCGACGTGCCATTGAAGGATTGTCCCCAGATATTTCGCGGCGTGGCCAGTTTCGTAGCTGTAGCAGCGTTGCCGAGGATGTCTCCGTTGATGGCGTCGTAGACGTTCAGCGTGTTGAGCGTGAGGACATCCAGATAAGCGTTGGTCATCCATAGGTCGATGGCGTCGAGACGGGCTTCATGCTCTGCCACTGCGATGGGTATCGGCCCTGCTACGGTCAGATACTTGTCGGCAAGCGAGATGGCGTTGCCGCTGTTGTCGTAGCCCTCGTAGATGAAACCGCGGACGATGAGGTCGTAGTCGTCATCGCCAGACGGAGCGGTCGGGTCGCCTACGTATAGATGATTGTCAATAACAAGGCCCTGGTCCGTCGCTCCATCGTAATAGTGAGTGTTGCTTACAAGGTGCTGCACGGAAGCTGCCGTAGCGAAATGGCTGGCAGGATGGTTTTCAAGCAGTGCAGAGTTGGCCGCCGTATCGCTGATGCCGAGGTAGAGTTCTTCGAGATAGTAGGTCTCCCAGTTGCGGCCCTGTTCGTCGCTGCGACCCTCCTTAATCTTGCCAAATACAATGAGTTCTCTTTCACCGTAGGTGTCGCTTCCGACCTGCATATTTGGGTACACCGTGAGCAGGCCTTCACCCATAGCGGTCGCATCGAAGCTCATCAGATTGTTCAGGATATAGTCGCTTCTCGTCAGAAACTCGTCATGCAGCGTCTTGCCTGACCATACCTTCGGCGTAACGGTCTGGTCGTCCACGTCGTCGCCTGTGCCCTCCTCGTAGCTGCCCCCGAGAGACAGGAGGTCGTGAGCTGTTACGCCATACTTCATGTCGGCAAAGAACGGTGCGCTTGTCGGCTCGCTCAGCCCCGTCTGGTCGGGCAGCATCATCTGCGTTCCCAGCGGGTCGCTCTTTGCCAGCAGGCTCAGCGGCTCGTCGAGGATGTAGTGCCTGGGGGTTGCGAGCTCGATGATAATGGGAACACCTGTCATAGCGGCCTTGAATTCAGCGACAGTGCTGTACGAGGAATCCTTGATGAAGACAGTTTTTTCATATCCACTGTTAGAAGAGTCGGAGATTTCGCCTTCTGACACAGCGAATCCTTGATTAGCGACATAGTTGTATCGTGGGCACAGAAGTGCTGTGGATGCTGGTGTCGTTGTGGAATTTTTTACCGAAATTGTCGCATAGAAAGTTCCGCCAGATGTTATATTCCAGTTCATGTTGCCCATATCTACTGCAATGCACCGCTTATCTGCAGCTTTATCAGTTAGGCTGTCATGAGCTGTGCCGACACTCATCATACCGTCAGGGAAGATGACTTCCGACTGCGGGCTGACGGAAGCGGTGTTCTTGCCCTTGATTGTCGGGATATTCAGCGCAATAACATCTTCCTGGTAGGGCTCGTAGGTTCCGTTGCGGTCCGGGTCGCTCAGGTTGATGCAAACTGAGCCGATATTTGCAGGAGAAATGTTGATACGGATATACACGGCATTAGATGGTGTCGTGAAGACGGCGCCGCCAGTAACATTTCCCACGCCAGCTCTGATGAATTCCTTAGATATGTCGTAAAAAAATACGGCATATTGATTCGCAATACCCTTATTCAAGTAATAGTCCATTGCTGGAATGACACGAATATAGTCAGAATGCTTTACAGCGGAAGCCGTGTTAATTGTTATGCCGTCCGATTGTATTAATCCGTCGTAAATGATCCCATCCCACTGGTTGAAGCCAGTCTTGATGCCCGTTGCCGTCAAATTTTTTATTGCGCCTTCGTTGTAGCCGTGGAAGCCGGGGTACAGGGCCACAAAGTCGGCAACGGTCGTGATTTCATCCGCTATTTCAGCCTTCGTTAAGTCAACAATGTTGATATAGCCTTCGTAATCAATGACTGCCCCCTGCTGTACATTAAGTGACATGTTCCCGTCAAAGGTTGAGCTCAGGCTAAATACAGAGCCCGTGCGAGCGTTTGCATCATAGAATTCGCCGAAAGACATACCTACCGGAAGGTCATTTGATAGGATTCTAATGATCTTGTGCCCTGACAGTGAAGACAGACCGGTTAATAATGATGTAAAGTTAGTCGTCAAGGCTGTTCCTTGTATTCGCATGTAGCCATTCGCGCCATTCGTAATTGTTAGCCCGTTCCACGAACCACCCAAGGACACTGTGTCAACAATCTGATTCCACACGATGCTGTTGCCCTTGATTTCCTTGATGGTCACAACATCGCCAGCCGTCCTCGCGGATTCTGGCACAGCTCGGTAGGTAAACGTCGCGTCGTCCTCTTCGATTACCTTCAGGTTGGATGCAGTAGCGACATTGCTTGCAGCGACATCGGCCATGATGTCAGCCAGATGCTTGCTGTCCAAAAGGTCGGCGTTCATGTTGGCCACGAGATTTGTGTTCGCCATCGTGCCTCCCGCAAGAGCGAGATACTTCTGAGACAGCTCGGTCCCGTTCTCGTAGATATGTTGCGAATATACATTGGTAAACTGCAATCCGCTGCTGCCGAGAGTGGCATCGGTGCTCTCGTCCGGCGGCAGAATCTCCGTGGTGCGGATTTCGTCGATATATCCAGCGTTAAACCAGTGGTCGCCTGCGCCGAGGTTGACGATCGAACCGGCTGCAGGAACAATGTCAGCGTTAGCAAGAAAAACGCTCTTGCTGCTGCCGTCTATCGTCTCGGTCTGCTTTCTCAAAAGGTTAGATAGCGGCAGGTTGAATTCGTCCCATATCTTGTAGTTTGTATTGTCTTTTCTATGCAGCAGCGAGCCATATCCATATATCCGCGTTTCATATCCGTCAACGCCAAGATAGGCATCTCCGTTAGAATAATTTAGGATTGGAAGATTGCTATTCCCAACCTTCACGGATATTTTCGCTCCGTCAAGAACGATGTCGCCCGTCATGCTTCCTCCGGCCAGAGGTAGGTAGTCGGCAAACTTGCTGTTCAACGTCTGGCCAGACCACACCTTGGCATCGCCAGATGTGCCGCCAGAGGCTGCGATGTCGCCGGATGAGCCAGTGGAGTAGGCCACCCAAGGTACATTCACATACAGTGTGTTCTCTGCGGCATTCAACGCTACGGCGTAGTATCTTCCCTGCGCGGTCGTGCTCTGTATGTCGCCAGAATAGTCGGACGCAGCTGCCATAGACTTCAGCAACAGAGAGGTCTCGTCTATATCACCCTGTATGACAACGAAGGCTGGAGATGTGCTGTCGATACAGATAATCAGATCACCTGTCCTCAGCGTATGGTTTGTGGCCGATGAAGCACCGGGGTCTTTGAACGAGTACACACCTGAACTGTCAGTGGGTGCAGCCCTGTAAGCATAGCCAACCTGAAACTCGTTGCCACCGATGAGGGTGTTCCACTGAGCAACGGTGATGTTCGACTGGAACTTGAGCATCGAGGCCATGTCAGCCCTGAGGGATGCGATGGCGTTCCACATCGCGCTGTCTGATATCTGGCGATGTGTCGACGAGCCATCCTTGACATGAGCGTCGTAATACTGGATTACACCGTTGACGATGTACGGTATCAATAACAATGCACCCTGCGGTATGGTACTCCAGTCTATGCTACCAGACGACTCCTTGATATACAGCGAAAAATCTTTGTTGCTATCCATATCTCTTTACATTATAACGTTCCACTTTATTGAGTTGTTTACTCTCTTCCAGTTTGTTGCCACAGACCACGTGTTGGCGGTGTACTCATCCATGCTGTACTGGTACGTGAGTGTCTGCCCTGCCTCGTATGGCTGTGTGTTGTTTATCGTCATCGAGGATGGCCCCGTGCGGACAATTGACACAGGCGCATCGACATTCTCTATTGTCACGGTGAACGAAGCACCAGAGACATAGCTGCACAGCATGCGCCATTCTGAGTGCTCACCGATGCTCTGTAGGTTCATTGCGTCGGCAAGGCGTGTGGCGATGCTCGACAGCGACTCGCCCGCACTTGCCAGCACGAAGAAATTGTCCTGAAACCCGTCAGGGGCGTACACATCGACACCTATCTCGCCCTCTTCCACCGTTAGGTCGTTCGACGTGACGGTGATGACGAAGGCCGTTGTCTGCGTGGGTCGGTAGTTGACCATGAAGGCTGGCATACGCATATATGTAGGCACATCATCTATGGCCTCTGCCAGCGTCCTCTTCTCGCTGAGCCATGTGCCGACACCCTCTGCTGCGTCAAGGGCTTTCTCCGCTTTCTCCAGTGCTTCATCGGCGGTGTCCGAGGAAACGACATGCAGCACGCCGCCATCCTTGCTCAGTGTCTCGTCAACGGGTATTGCGTCAATGATTTCCTCAGAGGTGTCCTCTGTTACGGAATAGGCTGTTATGCCTCCTGCACTGGTGACTCTCGAAGCTTTCATCGGCAGAGCGTAGCTTCCCTCTTTCGGGTGGTAGAGGTCACCCACATCATGACCGCCGATTTCAAGTGTTGCGACGGACACATCCTTCAAAACGGCATCGCCGTCAGACTCTATCTTCTTCCCACCACTGCCAAGCAGTATATTGCCTGTCATCGTGCCTCCAGCTTTCTGTAGGTATACATCCTCTATACCATCAATATAGTCGATGTCAATGCTGTGCTGGCCGTCGTAAGTGGACAGTATCTCCCACATGGCATCCTCGTCAAAGTCACTACCTGAAGAAGGTGTTGCCTTCAGCACCCCGTTATCCCATACGATGGTATCGTTGTCGATAGGTATGGCATCAACCCAACTATCAGGTTGCACATTTGATGCGTATGCTGTAATACCACCTGTCACGACAAGGTTGGCCAATCCGTCAGAAAGGCTCTCCAATACCCAGGCATGGAGATAGTCATCATACCGCTTCTTTAAATCCCCAAGGATGAAGTCACCAGTGATGTCCTTATCCCCGGAGAACTGCTGACCCCAGATTTTCCTTCCAACCCTCGACATCCCGGACAACTTGGCCGTCACCTTATTTACATTGGCCGTGACCTTTTGAAGCGTCGTCTGCTGTATGTCGTCACTGAGCGTTATATCAACCTTGGGGGTGATATTGTCACCCATGTCTATCGTGACCTGTTTGATCGTGACACACATGTCGCCACCTTGATCGACAGAAGAATTGGGTATATCTTTGAACTTTAGCAGCATCCCAGCATACAACCTCCAGAAGATACTCTTCTCCGGAGTGCTGGCAGCGGCCATGCGGTCTATGTTACGCTGAAGGTATATATCGTCTATCTTGGGCTGATAGGTAAACCTCGTCTCGCAGTTTAGAGCAAGATAATCTGATGCAGCGAGCAGTAGGCGCACCTCTGCAGCAGAAACGTAAGCATCCGGCATCTCGATATTCAATAGCACGAACTTGTCTCCAGCAGACAAAAAATTCGGTCGGCTGGGGTAGTAGGTGTTAAGGCTGCTGTCCGTCGCACGCTTTAGCGTCAGTTGGTAGCCTTTCCTGCCGTTGTATGTCACCTTCTTGATGTCAGAACCTATCTCGAATTCGCGACCGACACACATGCCTTCCTTCATCGAGACAACAGGAGTTTCGCTGCCGAATACAGCAGACGGGTCGAACCCCATATCCTTGATGATAATATGGAATGTGCCATTCGTTGCCGTGCTACGCGATAAATCAATCCAAGTGTACTGTGGAACAATCAAGACATCGCTTGACCATATGTTGTACAATAGACTCAATGTGCTGCCAGTGTTGTCCTGCATCGTAGGAGCAATGGTGACGGTTACATCCGAATCCTCATCGACATTAATGGCAGGAATTTGCGCATTCTGCAGGTTCTTGACATCCGGCAACTCAGGTAACTCTATGGACTTTGCCGCCTCACCTGTAGATGTCTGAATAAAATCGGAAAAGTAGGTTAGCGTCCTAACAGAGTTATCTGATAGTTTCTTAATCTTTATATTGATACGAAAGCCAACCTTGGCGGACGCATATGTCCTTTCAAGCCAGAAATTGTACAATGCCGACATAGCAGATGTCGGAGCGATGGCATAGCTGCCGCTCTTGACCCCTTCAATGGTGAAAAGTTTTATCTCCCTGCCGACAAGATGATCATCTTCTGTAGTGAAGTCGCCGAGATGCGATACCACCGTTCCGACGGAGATATTGTATGGACTGCCCATGGCAAAGTTACCACTCTCTGGCATGATACCATCACCCTCGTTTGCGTCGTTGACAAGAACGCCGTTTCTGAGGTAGCCTACGGCAAGTATCTCGTTTATACGCTCGTCATCCTCGTATTCAAGGAAAGAGTGTTTGCCGTGGCTATCAGTATGTTCTTGGCTCTCTTCTGTGTATCCATCTTGGTCTTCGACACCGGCGGCGCGAAGTTCTTCGTACTTGACATCCTCGATGGTAGGATAAATTTCCGGCTTGTCGCTATCTGTGCCATCCCAACAACCGACATCTTCTCTGACACCCTCGTCACATGTGGCTGCGTTATCGCCTTTGTCAATATATGCGTCATTGACCGTGCCAAGGACATGGCGGACTTTCGGCAGACCCGTCTCCTCGTCGTAACCATACTGGGCATCTCGTCTTGCGTTGGCGGCATTCTTGTCTGCCTGCGACGCGAAGGTGTCCGGCAACTGCAGGGTGGTGGGGAAGAACGATGACGGGAGATTGTATTTCTTGTTGTAATATCTATACGGCAGGTTCTTCGTCGATCCGACAACACGCAGGCGGGTGACGATAAGCTGCTTGCTGTCAGCGACCTTGGTGATTTCAAACAGACCTTTCCCTTGGTTCTCAGGGGAAGGGTATCCGGAGCCATAGCCGAAAGCGAACATCTCTTCCTCATCATCTGAAGTGACGTCTTCCAACGTGTACCCGATATACACCTTACGACCCTTGATGCAGTAGTTCAAGTTGAAATCATTCTTTACCCTTGCTATGGCTTGTGCTACGGTCTCCTTGTTGAAAGACAGCATCTTGTCATCTGTATGTGTGACAAGCCTTGTCTCGCCGGTACTGCTTATGTACTCCGTTGTGGTGTCTACAAGGATTTCCCATACCCCCTGACCATATGCGCGGTCGAGGTTGGCCTGTATCTTTGCCGCAAGAGTACATACGGGTGTAAGAGTAACAGTCTCTCCTTCAACTTCAATGGTTGTCTCGCCACAGTAGAGGTCGAACTTGCTGCTTCCCGTATAATCCGTTCCAAAGTGTGGGTCGTAGTCACCTGCAGGTGTGATGTCAAGCATCGTGCATCGTGTAGTCTCATCCTGGTAGGAATCGAAGCGGATATTCTCATAGGTATATGCATCCTGAATGCTGCCTGTCGCAGCCCTCTGCTTAACGGACGGCTTGTAGTTGAGAGTGAACACCTCGCCCCTGAACACGCAATAGTCGCCAACGGAGAAGTTTATCGGTGTCTCAGACTTAATAGTGAGGGTAATGTATTGTTCCCCCATCATCGTATCCTGAAACTTCCACTTCTCCGACTTGGCTCGCACCTGGCTGTCAGATACAAGGCTACCTTTCGGCTTTATTATGATTTCTATCCTTTCCATCTATTCCTAAAAAGAAAGATCTGTCACTACATCTCCTGTTTTTACCGGAGTCACATCAGTTACAGGGTCATTCACAGTAAACTTAACCTTGAAACGTGCAATGGCAACAGGATCACATTCGCTTATGTCGAACAAATCGTCATCAACTGCAGAGACTGTGACATCCTTACGCCCCATTCCAACATATTCGTCATATATAGCAAGACGACCGCATTGTACTGTATCAGTGTTTTCCCCTTTTATCCTGCCGTAGATAAAATCAATGAAAGACGATAAGTCATTTCTTATGCTTGACTCGTCGCCTTCGTAAAGGAATGTGACATCAATGTCATACTCCTTCATCGGAATAACATCTGGCACATACACATCAACGCCATGAGCACCGGCCCAATCGCGCTTTGGTAGGTCTTTCGGGGCAGGATTCTTCTTGAAGGGAAATTTCTCACACGCGATGTTAAACTTGGACAAAATGTCTACAACAGACCCTTTTGTGTACTCTGTGCCGTCGAAATGAATCTGCTGTATGTATGCTTTGTAAGGAGTCATGTCTATTTGAATTTTCCACAAATTTAGGTAATAATAGTGCTTGTAAACAGAAAAACAAGCAAGATGAGATATAAGATTTCCAATCAGACATCGAAAACGCTTTCTTTAAAGCCTATCTTTGCAAAAAAGAATTGCATGAACCCTCTGAACAGAGAACTGAAAGAACAGGCCGTCAATCTCGGATTGTGTGACGACTGGACTGAGATGTGGAACAAGGACTGGGACAACGACAAGCTTGCCGAGCGTATGTACAAAGGTCTCGACTTCTGTCTTAAGCACCATTGGCCGTCCAATAAGTTCATCAAAGAACACTTCGACAAAGATTTCCTGCATAGGGTAGGGATTATCGTTGATGAAAAGCACAGCCTGATGAATATACAGAAGGCTCTCATCTTAGGTTCGTCAGAGGTGACGATGCGTGTAAACGCATGGAATCACAGCGACATCTACGTCAGGGATGAATCAAAGGTTTTCCTTACAGCAAAGAACGGAAGCTTTGTTATCGTCCATCTGTTCGACAATGCAAGTGTCAATGTTTCATGCATTGACAAGGCGCACGTGACGTTAATCAAACACTCAGATGAGGTGTCATGCTCATATAGTGGAGAAGTAAAGGTAAAAAGCGCAACATAGAAACGATGTGTGTTTTAGTTTTTCATGGTATTATGTATTAGGTGAGGGCTATCCGGGAGGATCGCCCTCATCGTTTTTATGATTTGCGAGCGGGAAAACCCACTAATTCAATAGTGGGATGAAAGCGAGTTAAACAAGATTTGGATTTCTCAAAAAGTTTTCATATACTTGCATTGGAAAATCAGTACTAATGCTGAGATCTATCAAATATGAACTAAATCCTACCAAGACCCAGAAGGAGCAGATAAAGCGGACTTGTGGGTGTTGCAGGCTGGTGTATAACACTATGCTTTGACAGGAAGATTAGTGCATATAAGAAAGATAAGACATCGCTTTCAGCCGTTGAGTTGATCAACCAACTTCCGCAACTGAAATCCGAACTCAACTTTTTGAAGGATGCGCCAAGCCAATCCCTGCAACAGGCAATCAGGAATCTTGATAGTGCCTATACCAATTTCTTCCGCAAGGGTGGCAGTGGATTTCCTAAGTTCAAAAAGAAAGGAGTGAGGGATAGTTTCAGAATACCTATTGCTTGTGTCTTTGATTATGACAATTGGACGGTAAAGGTGGCAAAGTTGGGAACTATTAGGATTTTCAAGGGGCATAATAAGCCCATAAGTGGAAAAATCAAGTCCTACACCATAAGCCATACTTCTACTGATAGGTATTTCATATCGGTTCTGTATGAGACTGCGGGTACGGCAAAATTGGATAATGGAAAGTCTATCGGTATTGACATCGGCATAAAGTACTTTGCAATATTGAGTGACGGAAAGGTGTTTGAAAACCAAAAATACCTCAAGCGCAATCTCGGGAAACTGAGGGTATTACAAAGAACTGTCAGCAGAAGATACCAACGAGGCAAGAAAAGAGAAGAGCAGTCAAACAATTGGAAGAAAGCTGTAAAGCAGGTTGCAAAACTACAAGAGCATATTGCCTTCCAAAGATATGATTACTTGCACAAAGTCAGTACATGGATAGCAGACAACTATTCCACAGTCTGCGTTGAGACTTTGAATGTAAAAGGTATGCAAAAAAACCATCACCTTGCACAATCAATTTCTGACTGTGGATGGAGTATGTTTATCAGTATGCTCGAATACAAGTGCGATAACCTTGTTAAGATAGACAAGTGGTTTGCGAGTAGCCAAACCTGTTTTGAGTGCGGGCATAAGGAAGAGAAAGTCAAAAACCTTGCTGTAAGGGAATGGACTTGCCCTGCCTGCGGAGCACAACACAACAGGGATTTGAATGCTGCGAGAAATATAGAGAGGGAGGGACTATCCCTTTGTGGACTTAAGGTAGCAGATTGCTGCAAGCCTGTCCCAAGAACCCCACAGTTTTAACTGTGGGAGTAGTCAGCGAACCGTCACAGCATCAATACCTAATGCGAAGTTGTCGACACGTGTACGTATGGATGACAGTTGCTCATACATAGCACCTTCTCCTTTCTGTATCATCTGTGCAATCAATGCCACATTGGAATCTAATCTCTCAATGACAGTCACCTGATGGGCAAACGACTCAATATACTCAGGCCACGACTCTGCAATGAAATGCTCAATGTGCAGACGCTCTATGGCGACATCCTGCCGCAGGGTGTTCAGATACCCGGCAAGAAGGTCTGATGTCTCCTCGCTCGTGCCTTGAATGGTGTTGCTAAGGGTGTTAGTATCGTTGCTGCCAAGACCATTAGCCCAGCCATGCTGTTTCAGGAAGTCATCAATTCCTACATACACCTCTTGAGCAGCGGTGACCATGTTGCTCATCGATCCTCCAGGCTTCATATATTCTCCCATGTAGTTCACAATCTTCATAGCAGCACCATTTGGATCATTTTTCAAATCTTCATAGCTTATGATACCACCATGACGATTCCCATCACTACCTACCTTGCCAAACAAGTTGTATTGGAGTTCCCTCATCATCGGTTCGACGATACCAATCTTGATAATCTCGCTCACAACACTCTGCATGATGCTCTTCACCGTGTCATTGAATGCTTTCATCGCGTCTTCACCGTTTTCTAAGGCTGTCATGAGTGCATCATTAATCTGATCAGCCCAACCCTTGATGTCGATACCCCACAAGTCTCTGGCGATGTCTTCTGTGAAGTTCGCAATCTGGTCATCGAGTTCGGCAATCTTTTCCGTGTACTCATCCAAGGCGTCCTGAGAAGAATTCTTCTTATCTGCCTCTTCGTCGTACATGGCGATATACTCTTTACGCTGCTCGATAAGGTTTTTGTACTGCTGCGAGTAGCCGTTGCCACCAGAGTTGTTCTTGTAGTACTCCTGCATGGCTTTCATGGCGGCACTTTTGCTCGTTTCGTTGTACATCACAGCCATGGCGCGACGTGTGTCACCCATATCATAGCCGAGCGTGCGCTCACGAGCACGGAGTATGGCATCAGTATTCATCTGCAGCGCATTCACATTATCTTGTAATGTGTCTATCAGACGCTGGTTGTGCTCGTCGTGAAGCTTTGCTGCTGCGGTGATACCTCCGATGACAGCACCTGCAGCCATACCCCAGGGACCAAATGCGCTCAACGACTGAGCACCGCCGGTGATACCGCTAAGAAGCGAACCGGCATCGTGGAGACCGTTAGCCTCGCCTTCCATGCCAAGTGCTTCAAACATATCACCAAGAAGATTGGCGGCGGAGGCTATGTCATTGAAAGCCTTGGAAACGTTGTCTGCGGCATTCTGTAGATTTTCTAATTTTTCTGCCGCTTTGTCTGCCTCTTTAGCCTCGTCTATCTTACCTTCTCCCCTAAGAGCCGCAGCACGTTCTCTGTAATACGAAACAAGCCCCTGCGAACCACCTGTAAGGAACGCTCCAACACCGCCACCAACACCAAGGAACGAGTTCTTGTTAAACTCGCTCAGGATGTTGTTCAGCTTATCCATGCCATCCGAGAACTCTTTCAGTCCTATCTGTCTGGAATATAACTTATTCAGGAGATTTTCGCTTTCCCTGTCATACAACCTCTCAATCTCGGCAGCGGCAAGACCCTGTGCGTTATTGTACAGATTGTAATAGCCGGATGATGCCTCCCAGTTCTTCGACTGCAGCACTCTCCCAGCGGCGACACGTCTGTCAAAAGCCTGTTCTGGTGTTATATTCCCTGAGGAAAGAAGTCGGCTGGTCTCTTCCATGGCTTTGTTGTACTCGTTCTCATTCTTCGTCATGACAGTTGCTATGTCAGACAGAGAACCGAGCCATTTGGCATAGTTCTGAATGTCACTCTTGATAATGTCATCCTGCGCCTTCTTCCACGATTTCAGACCTTTCTGTATACCCTCGATCTTCGTTTCTGCCACGCCAAGGGTCTCGACATATTCATCTATCTCCTTGTCGCTCATACCGGCAACACTTTTGAAGTCGATAGCACGGCCTTCAGCCATCTCGCTAACAGCGGCACGACGGAGATCTGCCACCGTAGCACCATACTCGATACCGGACAGGCGACGGGCAAGACCTTCGTCACCGGTATTCTCACGAACGGAGTTATAGATGTCAAACGCTCTGTCAAGATCTGACAGTACACGTTCTATGTCGGAGGCAAACTTCTCCGATGCCTTGGTGAAGTTGTCGAACTTATACTCACTCAGTACGGCGACAGCCTGCCTATAGACACGAAGGGCTTCCTGTCCGTAATTATCCTTATCGCTGTTTCTCTGTTTCTTATACAAAGCCTCTGCCTGGTCTCGTATCTGCTCGATATATGTGATGTAACTCTTCACATCCTTGGCATCGAAAGCAAACGGCATATCCTTGTCGTTGCGCCATTCCTCGAAGATGTCATGGTACTTGGCACTAACCTCGTCGATAGCCCTTCCGTCACCAACCTTCTTCTCCCACTTGTCATACCAGTCGTATGCTTCTTTCATGATACGGATGCGCTCATCCCAGCGGTCTGTCTTAGAGCGACTCCCCCTACCGTTATTGCCAGAGCCTTTCGGGTCATAGGAATAGCCATATTTCAAAGCCGTTTCTTGAAGGATGATAGATTGTTCAAGGGACTTCAAGACGGAGTTCAATGTCTCGCGTTTATATTCATCTGTCGTTTCAGACAATTCGGACAAGATAGCGTCGCGGAGGGATTTCTCCTGTGTGAGATTAGATGTCTGGATGCGGAAATCAGGCTCTATCTCTATTCCCCATTCCTTACGGAGGTTCGGGAAAGAATCTTCGACAATCTTGGCCAGTTCGTCATGCTTCTTTTTCATGTCTTCACCGAAGAACTGCGACAAACTTTCACCTTCCCTGATTTCCTTGGTAAACTTGTTATAGAAAGCCTCTTCATCCCGTAGGCGTTGCTGCCAGAGGCTTCCGAAGTCAGTCATATTGAGGGCGGCTTTCTTTACATCTTCTATGGTCTTCTCTGATACAAGATAGAAATCCTTATTTGCATCCAACCATTTCTGATAGATTTCCTCTATTATCTCATCAGAAGCAGAGGCAATCTCTTCACGATTGGCAGTTTTTAGATTTCTGTCATTGAAAGCTTTTGTGAATTCATCTTTGAATTGTGCATTTGCAAGGTACGTGTTCGCCATATCTTCCCCGATAACTATTCCAAGAAAATCCTTCTGAAGTAATTCTGAATCCTTCAAATTCTTGGTCTCTTCCTTCATTTTGTTATAGAAAGTATCAACAAGTTTTATGGCTGCATCCATATCATCTTGATCTATAAGGTTCTTGACGTAAGGTCTCAAGCCTTCTGCCGTTCGTTTGAAATTATCCTTCAACGAATCAAGGTGTGATATAATACTCTTAGAGAAAGGTCTGCTTCCAAGATTGCCATATTCATCAGGTGTTACGTTCATAATGTTGTTAAACAATGTCTTGATCTCTTTTGACCACGAATCATACACAGCCTTCCTGGTCTCGTCATCCATAAACAGAACACGGACGAACACTTGCCTTAGAGCCTCTGTCTTATCGTATGCAACATTTTTTTCCACCATGCTTGAAAGTTCACCTCCAAGTTGCTCATCAATAGAATTCATCTGCTCCTCAGACAACTTGTTGATTCCTTTGCTGATTCTCTCTGTTGCCCTTGCGAAGTCTTTCATATTCTCCTGCAAAGATTCATAACCACCCCAAAATGAACCACCTGCGGATTTGTCGAAGTCACCAGCTATAGCACCTGATATATCGGCAGCACGGCGATAACTCTCAAGTTTCTTCATGATTTCCTTAAATTGTTCCACTTGAGAATCGGCCTTCATAATATCAATAACATCACCATCGTAAAGAGGAGACATAGCCTGCAACTTGATTTTTAAATCCTCAATATCTTGGATCAGCTTCTCTCCTGAAAGATACTCGGTGTTGAAGTCCAGGATATTCATCTTCACCTCTTGTCCGTTTATATAGGTGCTTTGCGCAGTCCTTACCACACCACGGCTTTCGTACTTATCAATAAGACTTGAAATCTCCTTCTCGTCATTCTTAGCAGCATCAGCCATCTCGTCAAGGGCGCGTTTAGTCTCCTTGGCCATATCACGAAAATGGCTCACCAGAGCGGTGATTCCTGTGAAAGCAGCCATTATAGCCACCATAGGAATCGAAGATACAATGGCAGCACCGAAAGCACGCAGGCCGGCGCCGGCTGTTGACAGTCGAAGTTTCATAAGCTGGAGCTGCCTATTCAATCCCTGTGCACCTGCGGCAGCTTCAACCTCTGCGCCTTTCAATCCTGATGCTGCAGCAGCCACTGCGCGAAGTCTATAAGGAAGGTCTTTGCTGAGAGACATCATGCGAACCTGTGCGGTTGTCAGACTGCCATCATTGAGACCTTTTGACAGGACATTATTGAATTGAAGGGATGTTGCCCTGTCAACAAACGAACCCTGTGACTTCCATCCTCCGGTGAATGAATTGATGAAGCTTCTGATGCCACCACGGAACGAGACAGCATTGAATGCTTCCATAGCCTTTGCGCTCTTACCAAAGGCCATGACATTCTTTGACATCTGTGTAGCCTGTGCTCCCAGAGCGCCATTCAAGGCAAGGGTGGCAAGACGATACCCTGCAAGAGGAATAAGTACTGACTTGATAACACTTGCATACCTGCTCCAATTTTCCATCAGGTTGTTCAACATATTGACAGAACCCATGAGCACACCCTTCGTATCCTCACCCATCTCTGACATCATGATGTTGTAGTTGTTTCGGAGGTTACGCAACTTACCGCCAAGTGTCTCAAACTGCCGTTCCTGCATATTGTAGAAACGTCCACCTGGCTTGTCCAAATCCATGATGACGGCATTGACATCCTCAAAGGAAATGTCACGGGTACGCATCATTTTGAAAATATCTTTCCTTGTGACATGCTCTGCGGCACGACCTGCACGCTCTTCTGCGTCGGCCAGCTTGTTGTAACGGTCTGTCAGAGCACCAATCATGTCAATACCGGCGGTCTCAAACTGACGGTTCTGGATACCGGACAGGTAGCCGTATGAGCGGGTGTGACCATAGGCAAGAATAAGCCGCTGCACATCGACCGACAGACCAGCACCGATGTCAGACAGGGATTTCATCGTCGCATACAGGTCTTTTGTCTGGATGCCAAAGGCTGCAAGCTGACGCTCGGACTTCAACAGGTCTTGGAAGGTGTAAGGCGACTGCTGTGACAGGTCGCGGATATCACTGAATAACTGCCCAGCCATTTGTGCGTTGCCGATGATGATTTCAATGCTCTTTTGCTGCAGTTCCAGTTCACCGGTAATCTGCGTCATGTTCTTCACAAAGCTGGCTGCACCCCATACACCAAGATACTGCATTGCCATCGATTTAAGGTCTTGCAGCATCTGGTTCTGCAGCCATCCGCTTTGTGTGGTCTTCTTCATCTCTTGTGATAGATGCTTCTCCTGTTGCGTGAGATGCATCGTCGCGTTTGCGTTCTGCTCCTTCTTCTGAGCTATCTCTGCATTAAGACGTGCTTGCTCGGTGACAGGGTTTGTTCTGGCATCCAAATATCCAGTATCACGAAGAAAAACACCGATTCCTTTTCCGCTGTTGTTTACGATAGCCTCAAGCTGTGAGCGGTATCTTTCAAGAAGGTTGATTTGTGTGCGTAGGGTAGAGGTGTCTATGCCAAGTGCATTGGCTCTCTTCTCAGTCTTTGTGAGGGATGAAATCTGCCGGACAATGCTCGCAAACTCCTTGTATGCCTTGGAAACAGACTGGTCGGGCTTCAGAGCCTCATTGATGTCGCTCTTGATTTGTTTTGTCGCTGTCTGAACATTTCTCTTCGCGGCAAGGAACGGCTCTTCGAGCATCATAGCCTTGGCACTTCCGGAATTTGTCTGCGCCACGTTCCGAAACTCCTGCTCAAGCTGCTTGAGTTGGTTTATCACCGCGTCAATCTGTGTCGTGTCGATACCGAGAGCCTTCCCTTTTCCTGACAACGACTCAAGGTTGGATATGGTGACATAAAGCTTGTTGGCTTCCGCATCGGCTCGCCTCATATTAGCCTCAGCATCACGTAGTTCCTTCGATAAGTCACCAGTATATGCCTTACCCCATATCATCTCCTTCTGCGTGCCGATATTACGCAGTGCCTCGCCAGCAAACAACCCCTGCGGGACAAGAGCGTTGGCAGGGGTATAGCCATGATTTGTCTGTATCTCTATCATCAACTGCTTGATTCTCTCAAGGTGGTTAATGAAGTTGCGTGCCTTCTCGACATCCTGACCAGCTATCTCGCCGGTGGATACTTTTTGCTGTACGTTACGCTGTGCGACACTCAGCCTCTCGTATGCGACGGCGGCTGTGTTGACGCTGATAGCAAGCTTTCTGGCTTCTGATTCCGCCTCTTTCTCTGCACGCCTCTGGTCTCTCTCAAGTTGCCTCTGCTCCTGTCGTTGTCTTGTATTAAGTTTATTCTGATCAACAATCAGACCCTGTAGTTCCTTATATTCGCTCTGGAATCTTGAATAGATTTGGTCAAATTGGGTCTTCATGTTCAACGACAGTGCATCATTAGTACTCAGCGAACCCATCTTCTCCTTGAATTCGGAAAGCAATCCCAAGAAGTTTCTGTATCGCTCAAGCTTAGAATCATCCACACCGACGCTCAAAGCCCTGTTCATGCGGTTCTCTAAATCTGTATAATACCGCTGTATGTCGTTTACTGCCTTTGCTCTCTTCAGTTCCGCGTCAGACATCTGCTTGGCTGTCTTCTCAGAAGCCTTTCCGACATCCTCGATACCCTTAACATATGCATCCGTCTGCTGTGGTGTCATACCCATCTTGATGCCCTGTGCGGCATTCATCGTTGTCTGAATACTCTGGATGGTAGCCCCCAGACCCGATATGAGGCTCTTTATCTCGCTGCTGGCTGTGTTGTTCAAATTCTTGAATGCATTGTCAAGACCTTCGACAGCTTCCCTGCACTTGTTGATATTTTCTGAGAACTTGGAGAAGTCATCATCCTTCAACGTCTTGAACGCTTGATTCAGAGATGTTTTCATCGCATTGACAGCCTTTGCAAAGGTCTCAATCTCTGACATATTGAACCCTTCAAGGTTAAGCTTGATTGTGGTCGTGTCTTTGATCTTGTCGAAAGCCTTCTGTATCTGCTGAAGCTTATCAAGTGCGTCCCCCTTGATGGAGACCTCATATTTTAACGGATTGAGTGACATAGCGGTATTATTTAGGTTGTTTGGGTACTTTCTTTCCTGTTGAGAGGAAGGTGCCGAGGTCTATCTTGATACCTTGCTCCTTTTCTCTCTTCTGTCGTTCAAGCCATTTCTCGTAGTCCTTGCGGGCTTCGTCTGCCGTCTTTGAGAATCCGGGCTGGCCAGGCTTCGGCTTCTCCGTCGTCCTCTTATAGACCGTAATAGGCTGGTCTATGTCTATTAGTTCAATCTGTGCTATGGTGTGACCCCAGTACCATTCGTACATCGGTACACGCCACAGGCCGAAGAAGTACCTCGGCATTACGAGCCACTGACGCTGCTTGCGGTCTGAGAAGGCTGATCCGTATTTAGTCCTTGAAGGGTAGCTTCTACTTCCTTCACTCTCATCCTCATCAGCGAATCCTTTGCCTCTGTCAGTGACATGATAGTCTTGTAGAACTGCATTTGCGGTACTTTTTTTTTACCGGTTTCCAAAACCGGATCGAGTTGTATGTTGTCATACTGCTTGACATAGTAGAACCAACGCCACAGAATCCAGTAACGAAGCTTAATCTTCCAATATCCGTCAAGGATGATAATGGCAGCAGCCTTGCATGCCAACTTGGAGTCCTCAAGGATGGCATCAAGGACATCATCACCAGTGGTCTTCCCGTTGTCTACCTCCTTCTTGTGAAGCAGCAGGCGGCTCAGTTTCTCCAACTGGCCGTTCTTCAGCCACCGGATTTTGTATTTCTTCTTCGTGCGTAGAATTGTGACCTCATCTGCATCATTGTTCACCATAGACATATAGAGGTGCTGCACATCAATAGGCGGCTGCTCTACGACCGGTTCTTTCTTCTTTGCCATATATTACTTATTTAAGTTTCTTTTCCAACAAGCGGACAATAGCAGAGGCATAGTCTGAATATGAGCCTTCTATCTCATCGTCGTTGATGCACAATATCCCAGTGTCACCTTCAAACAACGCAGAAAGAGTCTCGATAGGCATCTGTATTGACGTGAATGTCCGCTTGGGTACTTTTTCTACATATTCCCCCGACAGATGTTGCCAGAAAGAATAGATATATTGGTTGAAATTGATGTCTTCGCGACCGTTCGGTGTAATAGATGCACTTATCTTATCACCAAACTGCGACCATACCTTTTCACAAGTTGATTTCTTGATAGGAGAAAGGCTGTGCCCACCAAATAGACAGGTGGAGACATACTGTTTTCCAAATGCGCTGGCAATCATATTGAGTTCCTGTTTGCACATGTACTCGAATTGAGTCAGCAGGGGAGGGAGTTTGATTTCCTTGTGCCGTTGGCAGGGGTGTCCGTCAACGAAGAAATCTTCTTCATTGAGCGGCGATAGCGGAAACATATCGTCATTGCCGTAGATGAACTGCTCTGCCAAGTCTGGTATACGGTGAAGGAACATCTCTATTGTCCTTGAACTGAAGGTCGGAAGGTATTCCTGCGGAATGAAATCCCGATGAAACACGATACGGACTTTATCATAGTACTTCATCCAAGGACGTATCTGGCTTTCCTTGGCAAGAATGATATATATCGTCCTGACAAAAGGCATGTTCTTCGTGACAGACTCAACATGTATGCGCTCTGTCCCCCATGATCTCCAGCGGGATGTGACAAGAGTTCTCCCCGTGGCACGGTGGAAATCGTCCAGCCACGACGCATCGTCGTCAAAAACCATCGGAACAACGTAGTCGGTCATACATCCTTTTACTATGCAGAAGCGGCGCAGCGTCAGCTGTCACCCTGCACCGCGCCGCCCTGCTGTAGAAGCATCGTTTCCTTATGCTGCAACACCCGTTTCGCCATCGAAGATACCCATAGCGTCCTCGGCGGTGCTGGCGGCAGACGAGCCGACCAACGTGATGCCGATAGGCTTGGCGGTATCTGCGCTATCGAACAGGATGCTGGCAAGCAGCTTGACCTTCTTGATAGCGAACATCTTGTTGCCTTCATCGTTAATGGCGGCAAGGCCGACGGAGAAGGCTTTCTGCGTCTCGGCAAAGGCGAAGCCACCAGTGGAGGTGAATTTAACATTGTCATCGGTATCCTGAACGACACCGGGGGTGACATTGTTCTTTACCGTGAAGCCGCAGGCTTCCAAGACTTCCTTGTTCACCACGGGGATGAACAGGTTGATTTCCGTGTCGCCAGGGGTCATACGGCTCGTCCAGTCACCGACAAGACCGTGAATCTTGTAGTGCTGGATGGTCGGAGTGCCACCATTGTAGGTGAAGCCACCATCCTGAGCGACGGGAACTTCGTTAACGACCTTGGCAGGGGTAGAACCGCTCGTGCCAGAACCGACGGCGAAATCATCATAGAATCCGCCCTGAATGAAGAACAGGTGCGAAATGCCAACGAAAGCATCGCCCTGATAAGATTTAATCGTACCCATAACTTTCTGTATTTAAGTTGTTAAAGTTTCTTTGTGTGTATATGAAATGCTATCTCCGTATAGTTGAACCCTTGACCATCATCTCCTTTCATGAAAGGTGTCGGCCTTGCGGCAGCACAATACTGTCCATTGATTGGGAACAGATCGATAACGCAGTCAACAAGGTCGGACATGGCGTTGACATTGAGCGTTCCGTTACTCTTGCTCTTGACGAACAGCGTGATAAGCCCTGTGGTGTTGAGCATCAGCTTATTCTTCCCGTATGCTACATCCGTGATGGTTGCCGGAATCTCGATGGTGGCGAACTTCGTCATCTCCGAACTTATTGTATCCGGCCTGCCAAGGAAGATAAGCTTCTTGTCCAGCACGGTGTTCATCGCGCTTACAAGGTCTCCGTATATTTTCGCTGCAGTGCTTGCCATGATTCACTTGTTACATTGTCCTCTGCAATCCCAGCCATGTCGTGCCGACTTTCTCTGTGTGGTCATATGCAGCAAGAATACCTGTCGTTCCTCGGTGCTCTTGCACCCACTCACCGTACTCGACGGGATAGGCAACAACGATGTCAAACAAACATTTACCCATCGGCCTGTACGACTGGAAGAATTCTCTCGCGTCATCCTCACCAAAACCTTCGTTGGTCTGGACTTCTGGCCTATACTTGCTCTTCGCCCCGTCATAATCGGGGTTGAAGCCGTATGTCCTCGGATAGGTCATCTTCACATGTATGGCTTTGGCGACCCTTTCAGCGGCATAAGCCGCGTAAACAGGCATCTTTTCCCTGTACAAGCATACGACAATTGAATTGAGCAAGTTCCCCGTGAAATTATGTTTCAAAGGAGCACTCTGTCTGAACTCTATCGCGCTCTCGCACAGGTGGTCGCAGAACTTGATGCACCGGCTCTCGATTTCGTCAAGGATAGATTTCCTATACTCTTCGAGTGTCTTCTGTGCCTGCGCTGCGTTAGTTCCTGCCATATCGCCATATCAGATGCGTCCCACCGAAGTTGGACGGGTTCTTGTCGATGACCCTGCCGTATTCCTCATATCCGCCCCTGTCGACAACAATCATGTCACCTTCCTGTGGCGCTATGCCAAGCTTTTCCCAATCATCCCGTGTGAGAGGCAAGGCCAGACCTCTATATGATGTGATGACGTCTCCCTTGTCTGATGTGGTGTTCTTGTCATAAGCCCTGCAGCAACCCTCATATACTACCGTGTCCTCGGATGTCTCTTCAGCGGTCTCTTCACCGACCACCTCTTCGGCATCTTCGTCGGCCATGGGGTCGTTATCCATATCCTCATCCACCATAGCTGTGGTCTCAGCCTTACGGATGATGCGGCATGTGTGCGGATATCTTGGGTTGTTGGGTGCGCTCATGTTATCGTGTTCTGCGGATGTAACGGAAACCAGTTCCCTTGAACCCCCATCTGGGGGCGAGTGAGTCGACGCGCTGGTCTGTGATACCCCATTTCTTCAGCAAATCGCGTGCAAGCAGCAGAAACTGCTGCATCTGCAGGGGCGACCACTGCTCACTTCCTTCCGAGTGTTCCCAGTCAGCATCCCTGTCCGTCACACGCTGTGACTGGATAGGGTTCATCGCGAGACGGATATAGAAGTAAGCCTGGGACAAGTCCTTCTGCTTCTCAGTGAGACTGTCGAACGATGTCCCTGCCTGGATGCCCGCGTCAGCGAGAACACCTTTAACGGTCTCCTCACTGACGCTGGCATTGGATGACAAACCACGGATATAATCCTCGACGGTATAGACGGGGGTTTCCTCTGCGGCATTGACTGGTGTCACGTTGTCGGCCATGGTTCACTATTTCAAAGATTACTCTTCACTCCATACGGTAGCAATACCGTAGTCGTTCACGTTGTTGAAGACGGGGCCGGCGAACAGTTCGCAGTCGATGATGTTCGTCATCGGACGATCCTGCCATACGTTCTGTACGGCGATGCGGTCTTCGACGAAGGTCGTGCGAACGCTGTCGTTGTGAGCACCCATCTTGTTGCGATCCTTCAGGATGGAGTTCATGCACTTCATCTCGAAAGGACGGTAGGCGCTGCTGGCGGCTACCATGTTGTGCTCGTCGAAAGCGGGAGCATCATTGACAGGCTTGCCGTCTTCCTCATGACGGGACTTGAAGTCGATGATATCGAACATCCAGATACCCATATCTTCGTGCATCCAACTCAAGACGTCGCTGCGAGCAACCTTGGCGGTGTAAGGATCGAAGTAGTTCTTCGAAGCCTTATATGCGTCGGTGACATTCGGATGAGACAGAATCTTGTCGAACAGAGACTTGGACATCTTCCAGTGGTCTACGCCAAGAGACAGACCATCGGTCAGATACTTCTGGAAGGTCTGGAAGTCCTCGATGACGTCAGCAGTGGTGTCGGGAGTTCCGTCTGGCAAGAACCAGTCGGTCTCTGGAATCATGAAGTTCTCGTCGGGAATCTGGAACTTGAAGTCGTATCTGTAACCATCGATGGCAATATCATGGATTTCGCCGGTGGACATGGCCTGCATCAGCATGTAGGTCAATTCATTGTGTACACCGCCGAGCATATTGCTCGAATTCTGGATGAAGCAGTCAACCAGAGATTCACCGAAGGTCATGTCGTTGATTTTCGAAACGCGGCGCAGTTCGATCATATCGTCCTGGGTGATGTTGAAGCCGTGGCCGATCTGCGGGAGCGTGCCCCCGTAGATTTCCCAGCCCTGGGTGCTACGCTGCGGCTTGTCGGACTGAGTACCGATGATGCTGGCACGTACCAGGATGGGGGTCTTCTTGATACCCTGTTTCCACTCACGTTCGTTTGTCGGCTTGCCCCAAGTGGCATACTTGCGCCACAGAGCACCGTTGTACTTCGCGTTCACATTGTCAAGGATCAGGCCGAAGTTTTCAGCGTCCAGATAACTGTGCAGGCCGCTGATTCCATAAAGATTAAGATCTCTCATAGTAAAGTCCTCCTTTCTTTGTTACTTGCGGTTAGAGAATCTGAAGAAGCAGCCGTTTTCCAGCAGGGCTTTCTTGAGGCTGTTTACCAAGGGAGGCATACGGCGTTCAAGAACAGCCTTGTCGGTGCAGTTCCAAACAACATCGATGTCCATTGCATAGGCATCGGGGTCAAGAACGTTGTCGCAGTAGGTCAGAGCGTTGGGCACAATCTTCGGGACAATATTGTCGTTGTCGTCTTCGATGACCTCGACGATAACATCGCCGGCGGCGATGACGGGATCGGAGTCGGGGACAAGACCGCTGACGGTCAAGATGTCGTAACCTTCATTCGAGGCATCGACAGCGGTGACCTCAACGGCGTCGCCACATGTGAAGGGGAGGGCATCCCCGTACTCAAACGGGTTAAGCGTGGCCAGAACCATGCCTACCTTGGCGACACTACCGGTCTCAAACTTTTCAACTTTGACGGCACTGTTGACAGTATCCACCTCAAGCACCTTGAAGGTATAGAGGGGAACAACGGTGCGAGCCTGATCGTCAGCATAAACCGGAGTACCGGCAGGCAGTGCGTTGGGGCGTGCGGGCATATCTTCAAGATCGATGCTGTAACCACCGACAGAAATGACAGGCTTGCCTTCGTAGCACTTGCGGACGCCACCGAATTTATTGCTGAACTGAACATAATTGTTTAATGTTCCTGTTTTCATTTCTTTTGATTTTTGTGTTACACATGTTTATGCGTCACACGTCTTGCGACGCACGCCTTCGCATTGAGCATAGCCCTATACGAGGGACTTGTTGAATTCCTGTGAATAGTTGGCGTTAGCCTTTGCCTCTTCTTCGAGTTGTTTGAGACGCTGTTTGACATACGTGTCATCCTCTCCGCCTCCGCCACCGGCGCCGCCTCCGAACGGCTTCCCGCCGTCAGGGTAGTAGCGTTTGTAGCGTTTCTCGTAGGCATCGATAGCCTTCTGTTTCAGGGATTCGAACGTCGGTGTTTCACCATAGTCGATATCATCAAGGGCATCGTCGATACAGGCGGGCACGTTGGCCTTCAGGTCGATGAGATGCTGTTTCAACTCGGTCTTCACCTTGTTCAGGACTGCGGTTTTCTCTCGCTCGTTTTGCGACTTGACAAAATCGTTGAACTGCTTCGTGAACTTCCCCAAAGCACCATCCTCGGAGTTGAGGGATTCAAGGACGGATTTGACGATATCCTCGGCCTTCAGACCGTTTCCACCGCTACCGCCGCCGTTTTCAGGATGCTCCTTCTTGTAGTCTTCCAATGCCTTCTGGGTCGCTGTCTTGATACGCTCTTCAACATCTTTCTCATGCTGGGATGCATACTCTTTCTTGAACTCCTCGGCGAACGTCTTCTCATCGAAGCGTTTCTGACCGGCAAACTGGATGAGAGTGGCAACAGGGAGCTTCCATGTGTCCTCGGTGATATTCTCATCGTTTTCAAACTGCGCGAGCACGCTTTCTGCGATGCCCTCGAATGTCTTGTCGCTGATGACCTTGCAATTGTCTTCTCCAACGCGGGTCTTCAAATTCTCAATAAGCTTTGTTTTCTCCATGCTAAAATGATTTTTCAGCAAAGTTATTACTTATTTAACACTTGATTACACAAACATTGGAAATCTTAATTCATAATTGTGTAAATTTCAAGCAAATCATCACAATATTATTTAATTTTGTCACTTGAAACTTTAAATATTCTATATGGAGAAGCCCAATAGCAATAGAAGCCTGACGTCAACTGATGGAAAGGCTGTCTACAATAGGGATTACATCAACGAACTACGTAACAATGACGACGATGGTAGCCAGTCGCGCTTCATCGCACAGGAAGGAGCGCAGGAATCAGGGTTGTCCTGTTGCGCCGACATCACCGTGTTCGGCGGAAACAGAGGTGGTGGAAAAGCCAACACCTATTCGACACCAATTGCCACACCATCAGGATACAGGAAGATGGGAGACCTTGAGGTCGGAGACATGATATGCACGCCATACGAAGGCGTGCAGAGAGTGGATGCCATATATGAGCAGGGAGACCACACGACATTCACCTTCCATTTCGATGACGGAACGACCGTCACATGCATGGATACGCATCGGTTCTTCGCCAGACTTGCTCCGACGGAGAAGTTCCGGGAGATGACGGCAAGGGAAATCATTAACAACTACGCCATCGACCGCCGCTATCCTGTGTCGCTGAGAAGCGGAAAGATTTACTTCGCTGAAGTGCCGTTGTGCGGTGAAGTTGAACTGAATGAGAAAATGACCATCGCAGATCTGCCTATCCATCCTTTTGTACTGGGTGTCATCAGTGGTACGGGCTTCTGGAAGTTTGGTATGTGGGGAATAAAACTGTCAAAGGACTCCTTCCATGCAAGAACCATATATCGTTACGGTTACCATGTAAACAAGAACCGCAAGGATGGATTCTACTACATAAGGGGTCTGTCGGACGAAAACAGGCGTCAGATAACATTCTGCCGCAGGGAAGAGCCTGCCAGTATACCACATGAGTACAAAACAGCATCGATAGCCGCCAGATGGGAGTACCTGAAAGGTGTGATGTATATCAACGGACGCTCGGAGAAGAAGCACCCGTGCCTCGCGCTGCCTAACAAGAAACTCATCGAGGATGTGGCAGACCTGGCACGCTCGCTCGGCCTATGGGCGAGAGTCAGCAAAGTGGAGGACACACCTGAGAAGATAGGGTATTGGAAGGTGTCCTTCGTCGCCCCCAACGATGCGGATTTGTTCATAAAAAAATGCTATAAGGACAGGTCTCATATCAATGCAGAAAAAGCCACCAGCCCGACATCGGACAATATTCTGTCGAAGAAGATATTGTATGTGGTAAAGAACAAGATAAAGAGGCCGTGCCGGTGTATCACCGTATCTGGCAATGACCACCTCTACATGACGGACGGATACACTATCAACCACAATACGGTGACGATGCTCATGGAGCCGTTGTATGACATCGGCAACAAGTATTTCAACGGCATCATCTTCCGAAAGAACAAGGACGACTTCGACAATATCATCAACGAGAGCAAGCGGTGGTTCACCGGCCTCGGACGATACAACAGGTCTAAAGATGATATGACATGGTACTTCAACACCGGTGCGATACTCGGCCTATCCATATACGACATGCCGATGCCGGAGTTCGACACAAAGTACAGGGGTCAGCAGTATGCCTATATAGGTGTGGATGAGCTGCCGCAGATGCCGTTCGAGATGTTCAAGTTCCTTATGACATGTAACCGTAACACCGTAGGTATACACTCTCGGCTGTTAGGCACATGTAACCCAGACCCGATGTCATGGCTAAGGAAGTTTATCGACTGGTGGATAGGCAAGGAAGACACCATCTATTCTGACGGGAAGATGCACCCTGAGCGCAAGGGCTTCGCCATCCCGGAAAGGGTGGGGAAGATACGTTACTGCTATATGCCGGATGATTCCGTGGACAACATCGTCTGGGGCGACACGCCCGATGAGGTGTACGAGCAATGCAAGGAACTCATCGACGATGCATGGAATCCCGAATGGGAGCAGTACGGATATACCAAGACATCGTTCTTCGTCAAGTCCGTGACATTCATCAAGGCAAATCTTAACGACAACAAGGCTCTTATCAAGAGCGACCCGTCATATATCGCCAACCTGCTGAACCAGCCTCCTGAGATCAGAGCGAGGGAATTCGATGGCAACTGGGATATTGTCAAGACAGGTAATGACATGATACAGCCTCACCACCTTGAACGTGTGTTTGCCAACGCGCATATTGTTGGAGACAAGGTACGCAGGGCGACATGTGACGTAGCCGGCACCGGCGGCGACAACTGCGTGACATGGCTGTGGATAGGATGGCATGTGGCCGACGTATATGTCTGTCGCAGAGATCCGTACACGACAGCGGCAGACCTAAAGGCCAAGCTGCACGAGTGGGGTGTGCTGGAAGAGAATTTCGCCTATGACCTCAACGGCATGGGTCAGGTGCTGAAGGGTGCGTTTCCAAGAGCCGTTCCGTTCAATAACCAAGAAGCCGTCGCCTTGAGGGATAAGAACCTGTATGACAACATCAAGTCGCAATGCGCCTACCTGTTTGCCACACGGACGCAGCAGGCCGGGTGGAGTATTGAGTCGACGCTGCTGACACGTAAATATTCCATTGGCAAGGAAGTGCATACGCTGCAGGCCATCCTGCAGAAGGAGCGCAAGTGTGTCAAGCAGGACATGTCGAAGGCAGACCGTGGATGGTGTCTCATCCATAAGGAGCAGATGAAGAACAAGTCCATTGTCGGCCATTCGCCGGACTTCTTCGAAGCCTTGTTCATGCGGGAAATATTCGATGTGAAGCATACACAGCCCGTCGTGCCATCATGGATATCACGTAGCGGGCAAAAATACACTGTCAGAAGAATAGGAGTAAAACAACATTAAAACATTTGAGATATGGCCGAAGATACTGTTAAAAACACGGCGATTGACCCTCGTCGGCTGTTGACAAAAAAGCCGTTCACGAGAGTTCTCCCCGGTGGAGGGTATGATCATGGTTATATGAGTGACAGCAACACTGAGATACCGGTGACGTTTGATTCCCTGAGAAGGAAAATTGTCACGCAGGAGGACTTCCTTCGCGAACTTGATCCCGCAGGACACCTCATCAACGACAAGGAGATATACCCGGACATCTGGCAGAAGAACGAGGAGGACGGACGATGGTACGTCCAGGAGATACCCCGTTATGCATTCTCCTTCCAGCAGATTATCCTCATCAAGCACCTGACGCACCTCTGCGGCAACGACATACAGTTCGAGCTGTCGGACAACGAGGTGTCCGATGACAGCACCAACACCTTCATCGCCTTCCGTAACGGCTGGGCGAAGAAGAACATGGAGATAGCATGGTATAAGCTGGTGAAATCTGTCAAGGCGACGGGAGACGGTGCTCTTGTCGGGTATATGGACAACGGCTCGTTCGGATGGAAAGTCCTGTCGTTCCTCGACAACGACAGGCTGTACCCGCACTACAACCTCCGCACTGGAAAGATGGAGGTCTTCGCACGTACATATAGCAGCTACGGCGAGAAAGGAGATGTGCTGAAACGATATGTCGATGTGTGGGACGACAAGAACTACTACCGCTATGTCGCCGACGGAGACCCCAAAAACGCATTGGAGAAAGCCAAGCAGATTATTCTCAAGGTGTTCTCCATTGATGGGTATAAGCTTGAGGAGCAAGTCCCACATGGTTTCGACTCCATCCCAGTATCGTATAAGCGTGACGACTACGGCCCCTGTTGGACGTTCTCGCAGGAGTCAATCGAGAACTACGAGACGGGGTTTTCCAACCTGGCACACTCGAACCACAACTTCGGCCTGCCTATTATGTATGTCAAGGGCGAGGGGTCAGAAGAGGTTACCTCGCAGGATATGACCTATGCCGCAAAGATTATGATCCTGCCGTCAGACGGGGAGATAGGATTCCTGCAGAGACAGGATGCATCCAACGCATACAAATCCGAACTCGACAAGGTGGAGGAGATGATATACCGCCAATCGTTTGCTGTAAAGACTCCAGAACTCAAGAGCGGTGACACACCTGGTGTTGCGCTGAAAATCATGTATTCTGATGCCTATGAAAAGGCCATGTCTGATTCCAACGAGTATGACGAGTGCATTGACAAGATTGTTGAAATCTTCTCTTGGGGATACGGCATCGAGAGCGAGAAACGCCTATCATTCCTGAACACTGACATACGGCATTTCATCGAACCATATATCCATGTCAACAACAGCGAACTTGTCACGAACCTCAACACATCCGTCATCGGCAAGTTCCTCTCGCGCCAGACGGCCAGCGAGAAGAACCCGTATGCTACGCCCAACGAATGGCATCGCATCTGTCAGGAGGAGCACGACGCGCAGATGAACCAGTTGCTGCTTGAGGAGCAGAAGCTGGAGATACAGGCAGATATCAATGTCGAGCAGCAGGAGGAGTTGTCAGAAATACAGACGCAGCAGCAGATTGAGGTCGCCCAAGCGGAGCAGGGTGGTGAGGTCGCTGCGAATGGCGGTGGTAAAACCAAGAGCAAGCATTCCGTCGCCACCGGCCACGGGCGCAAGCGGGGTAGGCCGGACATGTTGAGCAAGACCTTCGACGAGAACGGCAACGAGATAGATCCGTTGACAGGCTTGGCCAAATCCAAGTGGGACAAATACAACCGCACGCACTAATACATGGCAGACAGCATCAAGATAACGCTCGACACAAGGAAATATAAAGCCCCAACGGAAGATGACATCCGTCAGGCCAAGCAGTATATCCTTGACCGCGAGGATTGCGCAATCGCCCTTGGCGAACGTATCGACGAAATCCTTTCCGATGCCGCCGTGCGTGTTGTCACCATCTGCTACAAGTACGGTGTCGATCCGAAAGACCTTATCTTCTCCTACGCCTTTAACAAGGATATGATGGATGAGATAGAGGCTGTCATGGATGAGATAGAGGAGGAAATTTACGACCTCATCCTTGAATACGCCACACGCTCGACACGCGATAGGTCTATACTGCCACTCCTTGTGGCATGGATAATATCCCTTGGAAGGGGTAACAAGAACCTTCACGAAACCCTTGAAGGTTATCTATACAAAACGATGATGGATTGGGAGACGGCCATTGCCGCTATGATGTACATGGGTGTGCCGCTCTCAGATGCCGTTGTCAAAATCAGGATGTATCTCCATGACATCTATAGCATGCCGGAGGTGCTGACGGCCATGCGCCGCCGTCAGGATTTCTCGGCGACATACATCCGTATGGGCGGCGTACAGCAGGGTGCTGTTGGCATCTCAAACAACGGGTCGACGAATGTTGTCAACATGGGCAAGATAACCGTACAGATGGCATGGATGAAGGCATATATGCAGGAGATGGACGACGATGACGAGATAGCGGGGTGGTATATCCTTCGTGGTAGCGACTACCAGTGCCGTTCGTGTGACGCGGTAGTGGGTTTCCACACCTTTGACGAAGGCATCACACTCATTCCCAGGCATCCGCATTGCAAATGCTATTGCGTGCCTATTTTAAAGAACCAAGTAGAATAATAATATGGAACTGTCACAATCGAAGATGAACGAAGCCAAGCGGCTCGGTGCGCCGGTCAACTACCTTGTCATGGCCGACCTCATGGTATTAGGTTATACGGAAAACGATGCGTATATCATCGCCTACCCGGAGAATGTTGTCCTTGACGCCCCTCGTAACAAGAGTATCAGGGAGAAGATCCTGTCATCGGCCAAGTTCAAGCAGGTCATGGACAAGCGTATGAAGAAGAGCGAGGACAGCGAGATAGCGAACTTCCTGTCCTCCACGGAAGAACTCATCGACAAGAAGGATACGGCGAAGCTTATCCTCACTGCCGCCCTCAAGCAGCCCAAGGACAGCAAGGAACGCATCGAGGGTCTGATGAAGTACTCGGATCTCATGGGATACAAGAAGGAGGATACGGCTGGTGACGGCACGGAGGCTATTGAGTTTTTCCTGCCGTTGAAGTGCAACCGATGCCGTCTGCTCAAGGAGTACAATGAGAATGCGGCAAAGCCGGTGCGTCCTGTCGAGGCGGAGAAACTACTTGTGGATTAGTTAATAATCTGTAATTTTACACCAATGGTAGCGTGTGGTTTTGTCTGTTTAATATTTTTGCATGACAAAAACATATGCTATGAAACGGAAAAACATTATCTTGCTTTTATTGCTCCTTGTCTCATGCGACAAAGATATTGTGGTGACACACGAGTATGAAAACCTGATGTTGTATGCCGGCACGGAGGAGGCTCTTGTCGGCAAGAACATCGACAAGACAGTGTGGACGAGCACCAACTACTGGACGGCGCATATCGAAGGCAGCACCTTGTATGCCGATCTTGTCGGATACACCGCCTTGTCATCGCCGGACTGTGAGAATAGTATCTACGTCGATGTCAAGCCCAACCGTAGGCTGGACTCGTACAGCATGTGCTTCGGATATTCAAAGAGCGATGTGTGGAATTCTTTCTCCGAGGTGCGGACGTGCTCATCCGACAAGACGACTGTCACCGTATATGAGGGTTCGAAGTCAAATCCTAAGTTTATAACCACATATTTCTTTGAGGACGACAGGTGTGAGGCGATGGGCGTGTATTATGTCAATAGGTACTACAAATACACGGATATCCTTGCCGCCGTGATGGAGCGTTATTATTACCTGTACAGCGAGCATAACAGCGACAGTAACCTTGTCGGGTATTTTGCCAAGCTGTCGGGTGACGGGATGCTACATGACGATATGAAATATTCGGCTTTCGAAGACCGGTACGCTTGGGTCGAGATGGTCGTTACGATCGGGGAACACGACACTGGCACAGCCGTGACATTTTATAATATCCAGAGCGACAAGCTGTTCAAGGATGCCAAGGCGAGGTCTCTGCCAGATGCCATCAGGTGTCTTCCACAGGTGGGATATCCAAGCAGGGAATAGTGATAAAGCAACAAAGGCCGGGGTTTCCCGGCCTCTGTCATTGGTAGGTGGTACTATTCTTTTTCCATTATCTGTAGTGCCCTTTCGGTGCGCTCAGTGTCTTTGTCGTTGGTGAAGTCCTTCTGCAGCTTATCATATTCCTTATGCCAGGCTATGAGGGCTTTGACAACCTTGTTGACATCCTTCATAAACGCCCTGTGGCCGCGTCCGCCAATACGTAGCAGCGACGGGTCGGCATAGGCGGTGTTGACCATCATCACCAGTTGCTGGTAGTATCCGTTTGGGATGGTGCTGACGCACGACATATTGGTGAAGAACGTCATAAACATACTGCTGTCGCCGTCCTCGGCGTACTTGGCGTACATATCGGTCAGTATGGTGAACATATCCGACCACTGCGGTATGCGCACCTGCCAGCTGCCGTCGGTGTTGGCCACAACAATCTGCTCGATACGCTCGCCGTCGATAGTGGTGGTCATCCTACGAAGGGAGAAGTTGCCAACCATAGTCTTTCCCATGAACGGGATGGTCTTGTCCTTTTCCATGACTACTTACTGGTGTTCCTTGTTCGAGGTTTGCGTGGGGTCTTTTTCTCGACCTTGGCAGGGGCTTTATCTCCGGCAGGTTCTTCAGCACCGGCGGCGGCTTCGTTCTCCTGAGAGTCGTTCTCATCATCTTCGTCATTGTCATCTTCGTCATTGTCACCGCCGTCTTCGTCCTGAGGTTCGCCCTGATGTTCGCCCTGATGTTCACCCTGACCGACATTCTCTTCGTTGTTTTCCTGGCCTTCGTTGTCTACAGTCGTATTTTCGGGTTCTGCCGCGCTGTTCTCCTCGGCGGCGGCTTCGTTCTCCTTCTCAACATCCTTCTCGGCCTCATTCTCTGCTTCCTGCAGTTTCTTTTTGCGATCCTCCTGCTCCTTGATGACACGCTCCCTGTTCTTGGCGAAGCGTTCACGCATTTCAGACAGGCGTTCTACGCCCGGTTTAGCGTTTTTCTTCTTGGCGACGGTCTTCATGCCGGTGTCGCTCCATGCCTTTTTCTGGCTTCCTACTTTGATCTGTCCCATAGCTTTTTGTTTAGTTGTTAAATAGGTTAGTTGATGTCATTGTGGCGGTCTTCCTCGTTGCGGATGAAGACATTGACTTCTTCGAAGCCGGTGTTGTTCACGACCCATTCGACGCCTGTGACGTTCCATAGGGGCGATGTGCCGTGGCCGTCGGTGTAGATTTCATCCATGTCTGTGACGGTGATGAAGTCACCGATGCGCGGGACGAACGGCAGTTCGACGGTCGTTTCCTTGAGTTGTCTGGTGATTAAATTTACCTTCATATCGTTTGTTTTTAAGGGTTAGAAATTGATGAACGCCTCGACATCGAGATAGTCGATGCCGAAGGCTTCGGCGCAGCGTCTGTCGCTGTCTCCGAAGTCGCCGCCCTTGCCGCTGGCGTCGCCTATCATAAGCATATTGGCCTTGTCCCTGAGGTCGCTGTCGGCAAAGAGCAGTAGTTTGTTGTTTATATTCATAATGTCAAAGCGTTTGTGACGTTCTTGTCTGTGAAGATGCCGTAAATGTACCCGATGCTGGAGCGTTTGCGGTTGCCGCCGTTCCAGTGCCACCCCAGGCGTGACATCTCGCTGCCGAAGCGTCGCTGTGACACCGGCTCCTGGAGTTCCTTCTCGCAGAAGGACACGTACTCCTCGTACAGGGCTTGCGCCTGCACCCACTGCGGCTTGTCCTCCCAGTGGCCGCTACGCCTGTCGCAGCGGTAGCCCCTGCGTGAGAGGAACACCTGCACGCTCTGGCCGTTCTCAAGCATATAGTCCTCCATCTCCTCAGTGTCGTTCGTCAGGTCGAAGCGGTAGCCGTCGCTGACCAGCCTACGGTAGCCTTCGATCATCCAGTTGCGTATGCCCGGCAACTCGGACATCAACTCCGACGACAGCTCGCGGTTCATATCTGATGCCGTGACGGACGTGCGGAAGGGAACAAACAGCAGCCTTCTCACCAAAGCCCTATCCATGTTCCTGTCCGACGGGCGGCGGTTCATGTTGAACACCAGAAATGGTATGTCAGTGGCTGTCTCCGGATTGCACCCCAGACGACGTACTGTCTGAGGCTCACCTGAACACAGGCTCTTGAACGTGTCGCTGAAACGTGATATATCGTCGCTCTGTATCTCCGAGCAGTAGTTGAACACCTTGCCTACGATGCTGCCGATGAATCGCGCCCGAACGTCGGATGAACCGCATAGCAACGAATCCAATGCCACGTAGGAGATGTTGTCATGGCCGTATACGGCTCGCACGACATCAAATATCGTGCTCTTGCCATTCGCTCCGCCGCCTATCAACCACAACGTCTCCTCTATCTTATGACTCATCGTGCGACGGTCTACACATCCAAGACCAAAGAACTTCTGCAACTTCATGATATCACCTTTCGGCAACACACTCTGCAAGAACGACTGCCATCTCGGACACACCGCATGTTCGTCATACTCGTATGGCAACAGACTCGTTACAGGCATCCTATCGGAAAACGTGTGGTACACCGGATGGTCTATGTCACTGAAATCCCACACACCATTGCTGAAACCAACAATATTCGCAGATAACTTCAACGGTGACATCGTAGCACCACCCTTCGCACTGTACAGTATCTTCGCCCTGCCGTTCACCATGTCACCAGGCGGCACTCCACACTTCACCATAGCCTTGTTTACAGCACTCTCCAACACAATGTCCTCAACAGGACACCATACACGTCCATCGTGCCTATACACCTGACCACCGTACCACCGGAACGCCTCCGCACATGCACGCATGACCACATCTTGATAACCGTACAAACGCTCACCAAAACGAGCCTGCTGATATGCAGTTCGTACATCACGTTTATTGAGACTCCTAACTATCTCATTACTAAGCGTCTCTATAACTTCCATGCACGTTTTTCCCGGTTTTACCATAGTTCTAAATAAGAATAATATAAACCCAAGTTCCCTACGTCAAGAATTTTGTTCATTTACTACACAAGGTACACTAACCGCAAAGTTATGGACTATATATCAGCATAATACACCTATCACTGGAAATCTGACCCTTGATACACTAACACCACCTTTATGCACCATTTTCAGAATTTTAACCCCAAAATCCTCCATTTTCTACTCTTTGTTTATGATTTTTTAACATTGCACCAAATAGCACCAAAACGCCCACCAACAACAGCCTGTGTACGATTTTTACCCAAAACCAAAAATCACGACTTTCTCTCTTCTTTTTTTTATTTTTCTTCTACTCTTCCCAAAAACCATTCCTATAACCCCTTTTTCATACACCTACGCATAACGTTCATTCAATTCAAACCATTCGATGTTTCCTATCTAACACCTTTGAAAAGCCCGTTGGAATATCATCATATCGACTCCAATAAGATGATTATCCCTCTATCATGAATGTCGTTGAAAAATCATCTTTCATCATACATCTGATGTAATATCAGTCATACAGTGGAGTAGAAAGTCTCTTCACACGTCTGAAAACGTAAAATTCAAAAATTAAAAAATGAAAAATCTCGACGTAAGGTCATGGTATGGAACCGGTACATATAAAAAGGGGGTGCACCCCCTGTTAAAATCTGTTAAAATGATACATTATATTAATAATCAATCAGTTACATAGAAATGTTTAAAGTACTTGCTTTATCAAATAGCCACAAAGTCACTGAAATACAACTGTTAAAATGTAAACATCTATTAACAATTCAAATCCGCCAAAATGACAAATATTTGCACCCCTATTTGTCAGATTACCTCTATAAACTAAATAATCATTAACACTTCAAGCCCTGATTTAACTACATTGATAGCCGAATCCGGTTAAAAAACCCTAACAATTTAACACTAATAAAGTATCCCCGCTTTAGTAATACAATATAAAGTATTATCTTAGCTATTGAAATATGATAGTATATTTCACAATTTAAATTTATTAACAATTATGACAGACAAGAAACAAAAAGCCGCCGCCGCCGTCAATGCGGCTGCTTTGGCTGCTTCTGTTGAAATTGCAGAAGTACAGAAAGAAATGACAACCAGACCCGAAACGGGCAAAGGAAACGACAAAGGCGAAAAAGAAACCGCTAACAAGGGCCGGACGAAATCCGAAATTTTCGGAGATGTAGAAAAAATGTTTTGTTCCGCTTTCAATCCTGCAGACCTCAAAAAATTGCAAGCCCTGAAAGACAGCGGATTAATAGACGAAACAACTTTTTCCGCTATCCTTGAAACAAAAGGTATTGTAAACCTTGAAGAGGAAATCAACAAAGGAACAAAAGAAATGACTTTTGCCGCTTTTGTTGAAACCTTAAAAGGAAATGAAGTCTTATACAATGAAGTTTTGTCTTCTTTAGGTATAGAAGAAACGGACTTTATCGAAGACAGATTTAAAACAAACGGCGTTTTCGGTTTTTATTCTACCATGACCCCAGAAGACTACGAAAAAACCGAAGACAAAACAGGGATTCAGAATATCGGTAATAACTATTTTCGTCTCGTTACATGCGAAAGTAACGCAATAGGTATTCTAAAAAGTATCAGATATTCCACTACATTATTAGACGCAAAGCAAGCCGAAGCAAAACGTAAAATAAAAGCGAAGCGAAGCGAAGCCGATAAAATTGGCGAAATGATTGCAAATCTTTTATTTGAAAAAAACAGCCGCGAAGAGTGGAAACAAGTACTAACTAATTTTGCCGCTGGTTTCTAAACTAAACCAGACCCACAAAAGGCCGCCAATTTGACGGCCTTTTTTAATGCCCTTTTGGAAACGGACTTGATCCGGCTGGGTTCAACTCCCAGGGGGCAACAAAAATGATCTTTGAAATAATTAGACCACACGACAAGAACAGACAGCCATGAAGATCCTGCGATGATATTTCCATTGAATTATCGGGGGAATGTAGCGGGAAAATTATTTGCGGTTTCGGCTGCGATAATTTCTGACAGAGTGAATAACTGCTGCGAGGAAACATTTGCGAGAACTATTCCAAGCGGCAAGGCTGATAATTCTGTTTCTTTCGTCCCATGTTCAGAAAGACGTGGGTTAATATCCAAGGGATATTTTAGATGTGAGTGGTGAGAAAAAGTCCATAATTGAATTTAGGGTTTTTATTGGGTTGGGCAGTACTTGTACGGCCTGGCCTATCATGGACGGGGAACTTGAAAAATAGTTTCCCGTTCTCAAAACATTTGTTTCACCATTAAATTTTACGATTATGAGCAAAGAACGATTTGAAGAACTTGTGAATTCCTGCGGTATTGAGGTAGGAATTGAGATGTATTGCAGTGAAGAATCATTTGAAGAACTTGATTACGATGATTTCTGCTGAACAATACAAACAGATTGAGATCGAGGCCATGGCGGAAAATATTCCCGTATGGGGGTTGAAAGATTTTGTCCGCCATCGCCTTGAACTCTCTGAGAAACCTGCGGCTGAAAAACCGAAGGTTTACACAAATCCTGCGCAGAATAAAATGACAGCCTACGGGCAGAAAATTGCGTGGGAGAAAATAATGGCCGTCCCTGTAAAGGAACGGGTGGTAAAAGTCTGCCGCTGCACATTCATAGAATTGCAGGGCAGGGCAAAGAGAGGTTTTCAAAACCCTGAGCAGCGGCAGGATTTTCTCCTTGATAGGGAGCGGTTTTTCCTGCGGCTGAAAGAGCGGATGAAAACGCTGAAAATCTCCAAAGAGGACATGATCTCCTGCGGCCTTTCGTGGGATGATGTCAAGTCCTTCGCCTACCGGGAATTCTGATATTCCCGGCAGGACATTATTAACCCCTAAAAATTACGATTATGACACAAAAAATCAGAGGAATTAGGTTTCATAGCCCTGCTCCTACGAAATTGGAATTTGTATGCGTATTGGTTTATATTCTCAGCCGGAAGAAAATTCTCCTGCGCCCTGCAAGGGAATATGCATTCCGAAGACGCGAAAAATGGCTTGGCCATTGTTGTCTGATTCAGAAGGAACTCGACATATCTCATAAGACAAAATTCTATTGGGATATTCCAAATGTTTACTGATATCAGTACGATAATTCTCAAAGTACGAAAAATCAAGCAAGTACGATAAATCATTAAAGTACTACTTTAATAGAAGTACGATAAATAATTATCTTGCAGGATTTTAGTACGATTATTCCCGTCAGAGCGATTTCTGTCGGGAGTACGATTATTAACCCCTAAAATTTATTCTTATGGAAATCTACAAGACTACAATCAAAGGATGTGAGGTGAACATGATTTTCACCGGAAAGAATTATTTCTTCCACAATTCCTTTTATGGCTGGCTGGCTATCGCAGAACGGCAGGAAGGCCACTACGATAAACCGCAGAAATTTGTTCTGTACATCGGAAACCGCCATACACTTGATGGAACGATGACAAATTCTGTTGTTGCTGCAGCAGTACGGAAATTCATCAGAAAATGTGAGAACAAGTTCGTTGAAACATCATGCGAATTTGTAGAAGAGGAAAAAGATTTGGCAGACGCTTATGTCAAGGTCAGCTACAAACTACTCTGAAAGCTAAGGGAGTTTGCAAGAACTCCCGTAGTACGATTATTCACCCTAAAAGAAACGATTATGAGAAAAATTGATGTCCTTATTTGGGGAATGAAGCACATTGCGAAAAACCATTCCCTTGAAGCCTCCACGAATTTGTCCGAAGGCGGTGTCTGTATCTTTGGCGGAAATTCCGTGCCGCTGACTGCCGATGTCGGATTTCTCTGCGAAGACCTGGGAATTCCGAGGATGTTTGTTGAAGGTTGCTCTTTCGGCATTGACGTGTTCCTGCCGGAGAATTTTGACCGCAACGCAGAATTCCGTGGGGATATGATGTGGAAACGGGCGGATGTCGCGCTCGGTATCTGAGAAATTCCTGCGGAAATGAATTCCGCAGGAGTACGATAAATCCCAAAACAAACAATTATGATAACAAGAAGAAAGGCATTGAGCATCTTCTCAGACGTGACGATGTTCAAGAAGGTTTCGGAGAAAATCCTCTACCGGAACAAAAAGGTTTACGTCTTCAAGATGATCCCCTTCAAGGAAAAAGGCTTCAACTACAATTTTCGTGTGAAGGAAACGGAATACGGGGATTATGCGACGGTGGATTTTGGTCGCTGGACTCCTTTTTCCTCTCAGATGTGCTGCTCGGATATCTGCGAGGATCATCTGCTGGAAATGATTATCTCCCTCTGCAAACGGGGAATGCTCTGAGATTTCGGGGGAAATGATTTTCCCCGAAGTACGATTACTAACTCTAAATAAAACAATTATGAAACAAGTGAATGTAAAACTCTACCGCTTCTCGGAACTCTCCGAAGAGGCGCAGCAGAAAGTCATTGACAGAGAACGTCAGTACGTAGGAGATTTCCTGACATCTTTTTATGCCAAAGAAAGGGAAGAAACGTTGGAAAAATTCTGCGACATCTTTGGAATTGTCAAGGTGAAAAAATGGGAAGTTCGTGAAGGTTGGCATCGGTACAACCTGGAATTCACCAGCTGGCCTTTCACAACGTATCACAATGTCGGAATCGATCCCGATGAGGTCTGCGGAAAATACCTCATGCGTTATATGAGGGATTTGATGAAAGACTTCTATGAATGGAAATTCTTCTCAACGCATTTTCATACGGATGAGAACGGGAAATTAACCTACAAGAAAAGACATTCAAAAATCACTCTTGTTGAAGACTGCTGCCTTACCGGAGTGTGCTACGATTGTGACATCCTTTCTCCGATTTGGGATTGGTACAGAAAGCCTGACTACAAAATCAGCCTCTACGATTTGGTTGATAGTTGTCTGTATAGTTTTTTCAGAGCATGGGAGCAGGATATTGAGTACTCTTATTCCGATGAAGGTGTGCGTGAAGACCTGCTGGCCAACGAATGCGATGAAGAATATTGTGAGGATGGAAGCGTTTTTCGTGGAATTGTCAATGTGGCTTGATAGCTTTCGGGGATGCGAAATCCCCGGGAGTACGATTATTCACCATTAAATTCAGAATTATGGAGACTATTAAAATTGCTCCGTCCTTGAACGAAATTATTGTAACGAAAAACGGGTTCAAGACCGATTTTGCCGGCGGCATAACCTACGATGCAGATTTTTCCAAAATCATCAAGAAATATGATGAAACATGGCTGAAGCAACAATTCAGCGCAGCTGTCGCCTTTAGTTCAAAAAGATGGCATCTTGAAAATCTTCTCAACGACTTTTTCAAGGTTGAAGGAAAAATCCTTTGACATCAAGCAGGGAGCAAAATCCCTGCCTGGCGCTATCAACCCCAAAATAATTTGATTATGAGAACAACGAGAACGCTCAGACACTGGGCGAACACGACAAGCTACATGGCTTGTCAGAACACCAACGGGAAATATGCAGAAGAAGAGTATAAAAAACTGAAATCCGAACAATTTTCCGATTACGTTGAACTTCCATGGTGGAAAACCTTTCGGGATGAGCCGAAATCTTTCAATCGTCCGAAGCTTATCATCAAGGCATGGTATTGGAGAGGTGCCTGGTGTGATCCGACAAAGGAAATCTATAGACGGCTGTATCTCCCCGCTTAAAATCTCTTCTGAAACGATTTGGAATTTTCTGTGTGGATTTTCTTGTCTGAAACATCAAAATCGCAGGAAAAGCCATTTCTGAAAGTTGTAGGGGTATTCTACAATTCCCTGCAACACCACACTAACTCAAAAATTCAACAACTATGGAAAAAGAATTCATGAACAGAGCTCGGATGGAAGAAAAAATCCGAACTATCCTAAAAGGCTGCATTGAAAATCCGGAAGAGTACGAAGATTTAATAGAAGACGAGGCTTTTCGCCTGTCTAATAACTTCTGCCGAGATATGAGAACGTACTGCCAAATGATTGACACGCATATTGCTGGAAACTTCTGCGATATTCGTAATGATTGGAATCATTGTCCTGAGTTTATACCCAGCGATGTTAAGCCATGGGGTAGATTTGATGATGTTGTTTCAAGCATTGTCAATGGCACGATTTCCGACGAAGACTTGGCCAAGTTCCAGCAGTGGGCGGAAGATTGGTTCTTCACCGCATTTGGCACGTATGGGATAGCCTACAACTTTCAGAATCTTGTCGCAGCAGTGGAATACGAAGACGATATCGAATGAGGCATTTCCGCAGGATATTGCAATTCTGCGGAAAGCACTACTAACCATAAATATTTCAGTTATGAGAACAACAACTTTTGACGCCTGGAAATACGGGTGTTTTGATTTTCAGATGACAGAGCATGATGCACATTTGTGTTATCACCAAGGTCAGTGTGACGATGACGTGGAAAGAGTAATGCAACTTGACTACATCAAAAAACAACTTGCTGAAATCTCCACTGATGCGATGGTTGAGGCCATTAGTGAATATGGCCCCGATCTTGCTTCGGCTGATAGGCACGAAATTGAAATGTTCATAGTGTGGATTGCAGCCGGAAATATCGTTGATGAATGATAGCCTATGATTTTCTCCCACAGAATTCAACTATTCTGTGGGGAGACAAACTACTAACCAATAAATTCAAAGACTATGACAATCGTACACGTAAGGCCGGACTATATAGACCGGCATGAACTAAGCGAGTGGGAGAGAATGACTCTCTGGGGTATTTCGCAGGAAGAAGGAGTGGAGTTTTACACTCCGCTGGCTTTCCAGGACGCTTTCAATGACGATATGATAAGCGATCTGGGATATATCTTCTTCTTTGACTGAATGTTTCTTGTTTCTCATAATTGTTTCGGGCGCAGCGGAAGTGATTCGGCTGCGCCTACGATGTTTAACCTTTCAATTATGAATTAACGAACTTTCTTCTTTCTATACTCAGGCATTGGTTTGGGTTGGAGATGCAATCCGTGGAAATAAAAGCCAGCATTTTTGGTGCGATGGTGCGTATTGTTGGTACACTGACGAAACGCAGACACATATACAAAGTGTTTGGGTGACGAGAAAAGGTGTTCTAATGTTTAAAGATATTACCAATTCCCAAGAAACCAGGAGATTGTATCGTGTTGAATTCAATCGCTGAAAAGCTATGGGAGAACGATTTCTCCCATAGCTACCATTGTCTAACACTAAAATTCACTATTATGGAAGAAGAAATTTTATTAGAAGAACTTACCAAGAACTGCAACGAAAAGAAAGAGAAAGTTCTGGAGTTGTTAAAGGCTTTTGACTTGGCAGAACTTGGAAGTGAAATTCAGCGTCAACAATTCAAGGACATCGAAAACAAAGTCCTGAAAGAAAATGTTTTCCTCTGCGGACGTCCAGAAGTAAAAGTAAGATGTGACGACCAACCGATTTTCGGTGAGCGTATCACAGACGAAAAATGGAGTTTTCTTTTGTCTGACGATGATTTTGACAGATTGCAGTCACTTATGCTTCCTCTTTACGTTGAAGCTAACCTGACGGACGAAAAAGGCTATTACGTCACGAATTGGGACATGATAGCCTGCGACGCGAGACGTGAACTTGTGGAATACATCATCATCGAGGTTATTCCATCTGCATTTCGTAAACTTTTCTGGGAGAATCGTGACAGAATCGTTTTTCAGGAAAAACTTATCAAAATCACGAAAGGAGCGTTTGGAGTTGCTGCCTGAAAGATTCGGGGAAGTTAATTCTTCCCTGAGTCGCTTATGTTTCACTTAAATAAAACACAATTATGCTAACAAGAGATTATTTATTAAAGATTGGTTTCAAGCACGATACTTGTAGCCCGACAACCGTAGATGATTATTTCAAGAAAGAAAATCCTAATGGTGGTTATATTTCTGTAAGATTTAAGCCTAACAAGGAAACTGCTGTAGGTCTTTATGCTTATTCAGAGAAAGAACATATCAATATCAGAAAAGTTGTTCTTTCAGATACAAACGTAACTATCCGTGATTTCGAGATAGCAAAGGAAATTTGCAATCTCTAACCGCTTTGCAGGGAGAGCACCCCTGCGGAGTACGATACAAATTCAATGAATATGAAAGTAAATATGAACAATGCTATTGAAGTAGCAAGACTAAAAAGTCAAATCACAGGATTTCTGACAGGTTCTTTAATCAATGAACATCAACCAATCCCATACCGTATGGATGATTTGACTGAGAAGGGAGCAAACTACACTGTTTTAGTTCCTAAAAAGTGGAAAGAGTTCTTTTCTGAAAGGAATCTCAGGCAAGAACTGAGAAACGAAGTTGATGCAGACAAAATCACTATTGAATATGTTGATTTTGTTAAAGAGTGACTTTGCGGGAATCAGCTTTCCCGCGAAGTAAGAATTTTATGTCTAACCCTTAAACTCAATAGATTATGACAGACGGAGAAAAAGCAACTGCATTGCTAAACTATCTTGAAACAGAATGTGATAGCAAAACTGCAGTAAGAGTTCTTGAAGATTTGATTGAAGACGAGCCTCTTGCTCGTAGGTATGACGAACTTGTAGAAGAAGGAATACTCTGATACCTCTACCCGGACACGACAATCCGGGTGGAAACCATGTTTAACCCTTAAACTCAAAGATTATGCTATCAGAAGAACAAATCAAAATCAGAATTAATGATGCAGAAGAAGCAATTGAGAAATGCGGTCAGTACATAAACTATCGTGCGGAAGACATTCTTTCATTTTCTGACATAGAAAGAATCTGCGAACATTTCAGAGGCCGTTGCCACGCAAAGATTAATTATTTTATTGACAGAAGAAAACCATATCAATGCTTTATAATTCAGAAATATCGCTTTGATATGAGCAAAGTCGGAAGAATGATTACGTCTGAAATCCTTTTTTAGCACTCTTGTGACGATGAAGAATGACGTATTCTCAGGCTGATAGCGATATCAGCCTGAGATCAAATGTTTAACCCTTAAACTCATGATTATGACTAAGACTACTTATGTGACTATCCGTATTGACTATGAGTACAACGGAGAAGTCAACTACGGAGATGAAAACGAAATTTGCGCCATGGCCGCTGATTTGGTTGTGGAACGTGCTTTGGCACACAGCCACACCATTGAAAACGGAATCATCATTGACAATATTGAAAACTGCGGTGTTAATATGTAAATCTATGTGGACAATTCAATGTATGGGAATGACATTTGCATCGTGTCATTTCAAGGAATTTGCAGAATTGGGATTGAAATCCTTTCCTAATGGAATGGGAGCAAAGGTTGTGCGGTGTAGATTCTCCCAGCCGACATTTACGATTTCTCATGAAAGAAATCTTCTTAATCTTCTGAGGGTGCAATAACCCTCGGAAGAGCCATTGTTTAACCCTAAAAAAAATAACCATTATGCCACTTACAGCAGATTACAAGCATCAGATTGGAGAGATTACGCTCTCACAGATGATTAATGGAAAGAAAGTACAATTCAAATTCGGGATATTCCAAAGCAATGCATTTGCTGCCATCGTTTACAGAGGAAAAGAGAAGAGTACTCTGTACAACTTTGTTGGTGGCAAGGAACACGCTGACAATATGATTAAGAACAAAGTACATTTCTTTGGAGATGCTGAGGTACACGAAATCAAACTGAACTCCGCTTACAAAGAAAGCAGTGTCCTCATAAATTTCTTCACCCGTCTCGGCTACGAGGTGAAAAGCTACTACGACAAACCAAGAAATAAGTAGTGATACAAATCCCTGCATGAAACAATACTCATGCAGGGTGCTTCATGTTTAACCCTAAGAATAACGATTATGAAAGTAGCAACTATTATCACAGAAATCGATCACGAAGACTTGGTTAATTTGTTTTCCACAGCAATCTATGGAAGCAACTTTTTTGATATCGGATATGATGAAAAAGATTACTATGGTACAGAGTTGGAATCCCGAAACGATTGCATAGAAGACAAGTGTGCAAAACTGCTGCTCGCAGGAAAAGCAATCTTTGTCTTTGATGCCTACGCAGAGGATGAAGATGAATTTTATGGGAAATTCAATCATGAATGGATAAATGGTGACGATGGAATTGGAATGAAATACACCATCAATCTTGAAAACATCAAGGACGGCATTCAAAAATGTCTTGAAGGAGAAAACAATTGGCTCAGAGATTGTGCAAAGCATCTGATGTATGAACCTTATGCTCTTGACCTGCCTGAGGCAGAGGCCATCTTGCAGAAGATTGTTTTCGGTGAACTCATCTACGGATGACAATATCGCTTCGGTGGAATAATATCCACCAAGGCAGCTGTGGTGGCCACTCTGATTCGCGTCAGGGTGGCCTTCTTTTATGTTTCACTTAAAACTTTAAAATTATGACAGACAAAATCATTCACATCGACGCATTAGAGGTAGCCAGAAGGTTCGGTTATCTTATTGCAGGGAAGGGCAAATTCTCAGGATTGGAGTTTGCCAAGAGAATTATTCGCAGTGACAAAGATTGCAAGTCACATCGTGAAACTTGTGCATCTTCTGTTGCATCCTCTGTTTATGAAATACAGATTTGTGGCATAACTGGTTGTTGCATGGTAACAGAGATTCTTTGATAGTTATGAGTTGGAAACCATGTAGAGGAAGCGGAATCATGTTTGACAATGCTTTCAATAGGGAAATGAAGTATCGTAGTCTTTTGATAGATTACAAATACAAGCCAGTCGGATTTATGCAACATTCCAAGACATATTATCATTGGCTGGTTGCAGAAAGGGATTTGCAAAAGATCAACTTCCCAAGTTCAGCAATGTCACTTGAACAACTCTATGGGCAGATAATACCACCATCAACCCTCCAGAGTCTTGAGCAGCATAAGCATCTTTGCTACAAACCACTGCAAAGACTTATGCCTTAGTTACAAAGAGTTGGGCTTAACAATCCAACTCTTTACTATTCACCAAAACATTAAAATTATGGAACTATCATGGATTGCAAAAGAAATTTTAAAAAATGCCATCTGCCAACTGGAAGATGCCGATTACGAAAACAATGCACGACTTTTTATTGGCGAGACAATGATTCTTATTGACAAAGATGATTTTGAGGAACTGAAAAAAGACATTCTTAACTTTGACCAAGAATGTGATGACGACATTAAAGAAAAACGTTTTGAAGACATTGTTTCTATACAGACTGAGGTTGTGTAATAACGACCTCAATCGCTATTCACCAAAAATTCAACAATTATGCTACCACTTTACAAGTTCCAAACCAACTACAAGGGATGTTTGTATGAAAAGAAACTCTTCGGAAACAACCGTAGAGAAATGACTGAGCATTTTAAAGGATGGATTGACTGGCTTGACAGAACTGTCAGTGAGTACAACATCTATGTAAGAAGTGCTTATACTAAAGTTATCTTTTCCATCAACGGAAAGAAATATAGAGCGGAGTGGATAACCTATTAGCTCTTAGCCATGCTTAAAGCATAATTTAAGCATGGTACAAATTCACCAAAAATTCAATAATTATGGAAAAGTATTTAATCAGACTATGCAAGGCGATTCTTGAAGACAGATTCAACGATGAGAATTACAGAAGAAGAAATTCGTGGTATGGTCGTGAAATCGAGACACAGCCATTGTTCTGTTCCTATGGAACAATCGGATTCACCGTTTCTGTCTATGACTTGAACGGAAGTCATTTCTGTGATGTAGAATGGGATGGAGATTTAGGTAAGCTCACCATTGATGAAGAACCGTGGAGAGACTACATCAACGAACTTTGCCTTGAAGATTTTGACATTACATCTAATGGTGACGGAGAACTTGAGTGTTATACCGATGCAGGCGAAGACATGATAATCTCACTTGACAAAGTTCGGAAAGAGAATTTGCAAAGGTACATTGACGATTTCGACATTAACGAGGAGGTTCTTATATGGTGGCAAAACGGAATTGAGTATGCCAAAAAGAAAAAAGTGCCTTTCGACAATGTGAAAGAGCATTACGAGGACTACGAAGCATATCTTAAAAAGTTACAAAAAGCCTGTAATAAAATGCCGTTCTAACATCTATTCAACTCCCTACGTATCAGAAAACGTAGAGAGTACCATATTCACCAATAAAACTCAAATGATTATGGAAATTATTAAGTACAAATGCTTTAAAATCGAGACCGTCCCTGCTGGCTATTCTGCATGGGGCAAAAGTCCGTTACTAAATAAACTATGCTTGGTATGACGGAAATAAAGAGCAAGAAAAAACTGAACGAAGAATATCTCAAGCAGGATTTTTTCGAACATGAATTAAGTAATGGAAGGGTTATCATGGTTAGTATGGATCATAGATATTTCTATCGTCCTGAGTACTTTGATGATTGATTGGCCTCACCCTTTGCTGGCTCTACAACCAGCGAAGGTGCTATGTATTAATCCTAACTATTAATTTCAACAACTATGGAAAAATCAGAACTCAAACCTCGTTATATCGAGGGTAAGGGAATCTTTATTCCCGTTATCAACAAAGTGCTGGCGATGAAAGATTCCTACAACGGCAAGTGTGTCACTTGGGAAGAGGCTGTCAAGGCTGGTGCTTTCAGTAAAGAGGATGCTTATATAATCATGTATTTCAAGGATGAGATTAACCGCCTTTTGAAAAAGAATGGCGGCGAACCCCTTGATGACGATTGGTACTGGACGAGTACGCAGTACAGTGCTGCCTACGCATGGTACTTGCTTACGTTCAATGGCAACATGACCACCACCTCTAAGCCGAACTACAACCGTGTGCGTGCCGTCTCCGCCTTAGAAATTTAAACTTCTAACTTCTGCCTTGCCGTGTCAATGGCACGGCTGGATTTCAGGCCATTTTCGTTCTGTAACGAAGATGGTCTCTTTTGTTTAACCAATTAAATTCAATAAGTTATGGAAATCAAAGACTTAATATTGATAGAAAGAAAAGCAGAGGAAATGCTTGAGAACGCACTAATGGAATATGTCTCTGAACACGGCTCTGTCTGCACCGACAATGAAGTGGAAGCGTTTGGTTTGGAAGAAGAAGGGTATGTAACTAAGGTGTTGAACTTCTACGACAATGGTGGTTGCTATTTCTTTGAGCCGGACAAACCCAATATGGACGGTTTGGACGATATGGACGAGGGAAACTACTATGACAAACTTTATGAAAACGTTGTTTATACCGCTTATCAATGTCTTTACATAGTAGTTGATGAGAATGGCATTGAACATCTGAAATATTATCGTTTCACAAATGGTGGCGTGACATTTGACGATGATCAGTCAGAGCCAGACCATGACGAAATAAAACAACTAAGCCTAATAGATATGCACTATCTGATTCATGCTATAATCCAAACCAAGTGGTAGCATATCTCAGCAAGCCGCCCAATAACAGCTTGCTGAACAAACTCTAACTCTAAACTTAATCATTATGAAAAGAACCGCTTTTAAAATTGCATGTGATGCTATCAAAGAAAATGAACCTATCGATCGTCATTGGTTGAGATTTATTCTTCATCGAAGTAAAAACGAGAAAGAATTGAGAGATTGGGCAAGAGGTTGCCTTGATATTACACTTGACGGAACTGAATCAAAGTCTCTTATAGGGAGGGCAACAACTGAATTTATCAGACAAGTAGTGAAACAATTAGTTTGAATCAAGTACAGCATGGCCTTGAAACCATGCTGTACGCTTAATTTATAACCCATAAACTTTTTACTATGACAGTGTATATAGCAACTGATTGGTTTGGAACAATGGTATTTGACACCAAACCTAAATGGATTGACAATGAATGGTATGGACATAGAGCCAGATTTGTGGAAGAGATTCTTCCTGAAGGTTTTAAACAGAAGGAAGGAGAAATGGTTGAAGCAGAAATAGTACTAACAATTAGAAAATAGATGTTATGATGACAGCTTTAAAACAGAACAAACTAAACGAAAAAGTCTCGATCACCTGCTACAGACAAGTAGAAGTTATGACCAGAAGAGAAGCACTCGAAAAGTACTACGAAGGAATGTGCTGCTCGGAAGGAAGCGAACATGAGCGGTACGAGACAATTTTCTTCCAACTCATGCAAGGTCGCATGGAATGTTCAGACCAGGTTGATTTCAGATAATAGAATGGCTTCCGGTATTTGCGTATCGGAGGCCAGCCATGTCTAACTATAAATATCATACTATGGGTAAGAAATGGAATGAAGATGTGCCTGTGGAGGCTGTTCTGAAGCAGGTGCTGATAGAAAACGGAAAGTTGAAAGCCGAGATTTGCGAACTGAAGGATACTCTTGCACGTAGAGATGCGGCAATCAAGGCTTTCAAGGAATGGCAGTCTAATATCTGTGAGCGCAGCTACAAATATTGGCTCAAAGAAGGACTTGATATGGTTCATAACCATCCAAACGCACAAGTCGTGGAATCTCTCCGTGGGCTCCTGGGAAACAACCGAGCATTAGACAAACGTATAAAGGAGATCGAAAGGCTCTATGGAAACCTTCTGAAGTGCGGAGACCGACTGATTAAATCACAGGAAACCGAATGATGTCTCCTTCATGTGTGGCATTGAAACCACACATGGTACAATTGCTTAACCATTTAAATTAATTATTTATGAAGCCACCTACCAGAGAATTGACGGATCTGCTACGCTATATGGTATCTCTCAGATGGGAGAGATGTCTGTCATATTAAGCAAGTAGCCTATTGCAAGGGTGCGAAGAAATTCGCATCTTTGCACACAATCGCTGTGAAGCGAGTTCTTTACTCATAATTGTTAATAAGACCCCTGTCCTTTTGCGAGGATGGGGGTTACTTTTTGTATGTTATTTGCACTGATATAGTATTTTTATATTGTATAATATATTATCTATGTATAACTTTACAGCCCTAACGCATCACGGATAAGCGTATAATATGTCAAAAAGAACATTATTCGTTCTGGCCAACTCGGTTTGGCGTGCGGACGATTTCCTGCACAGCGGGAACACCAATCCTCTTCGCACAGACCACTATCTCTTCGCTACCCGCGAGGAGGCGGAAAAGAAGGCGCAGCAGATGGAAGTGGATGATGACATCTACAACGATGGTACTATCTTTGAAGGCGAGATCGAGGAAAGCGAAATCCTCGAACTGACAGGTTATGAGAAGATTGAGGATTTTGACGAGGCTATGGCCGAACCTTACTCCACTAAGCCGTATTATAAATGCTATGGAGAGGAAGAAAAGGGAAGTGTAGCCGATGCAATCATCGAAAATCATATTCATGAATATGATGCCAACTGCCCGAATTATGACTTCAACAAGTCTCTGGACGGAGCAGTCCTTATCTTCTGGTCATGGGAACGCTATGTTGGATATGCCCGTAAATGCATTGAGATACGTTATGCATACAGCAACGAAAAGGAAGATATCCTCACAAAGAGGGATCAGACGTTTGTCGCCCAATGTGATGTGCTGCTGACATCTGAAGAGGTTGCAGCCTCTGATAATATCAAGGAATCCATCCGCGAGGCTCTTGACAGCCGTGCTCATTGGAAATGGACAAATCCTAATTTTGTCGAATTCTTAATTGACAAGTTCTGATGAGTAGATTCATCCTGCAACCCAGTAAAAAGCCTGGCTGGTGGGTGTGCACCGACACAGTGAACAATATCGTCTGCCGTTTTGAAGAACACAACTTCAACGGCACGAAGGATATTACGCTGCTCAACGGCGATACTTTCAAGACGACGGAAGAAGCCTTGAGATACCCGACATACCTGCGCGAGATGGCTGACTGGCTCATAGAAAACCACTGCAAAAAAATTATCTGATGTACACTATTATCAAAGACGTAAAACGTGAGTGTTGGAAAAGAAACCTAACACTCACCGATGTCGCAAACAAAATGGGCATGATCAGGAACAACTTCTACCTGTGTATCAAGAATCCAAGTATCAGGTTGTCAACCGTTCATGCTATTGCCGATGCTATCGGCTGCAATATTGCAGACCTTTTTCAATCATACTACGATGACGAAGAGTGAAGCCGCACAGATACCTATGATGGGCATCCATCCTGACGACTTGATAGAAGACTGCTTCTACCTCAAAATGGCAGAGGAGGGACGTATATCGAAAGAGCAGGGTAGAAAGGCTCTTGAAAGACTCAAGGGCAGGGAGAACGAGCCTCATTACGAAGGCGCAATGCTCGTTGCTGGCTATATGATTGAGAACCTTGATAAATACGGAGCACCTTGCATTGATTGGTGCGAATAACATTTAGCCTCCGATGTCATAACAAACAATGGAGGCGCAATCTAACCAGTATCCGGCAACGGATACACAAATAAGAAGAAATGGAAAACGAGATTAAATGGCACAAAGCGAAAAAAGCTATCAGTTCAAAGAGTCCGCTGAAGGATATATTGGTGCTCCATGAGTACCCTACGCGCAAAAGAGTCACTCTGGAATATGATGTTGAACCTGGAAAGTATTATATCACACTCGATGAGTTGATGCAACTCTCAAAGGAGAAATAGAACATCAACTCCATCTATCGTTGCAAATAGTGGGGGTACGATTGTCTAACCCGTAATAAAAGTAACATGAAGACTTATCCACTACTCGCGTATGAAGAGAACACCTTGTTCGTATGGGGTTCTTTCAATGAAAAGACATTCAAAGGAATGCCTGATGTCACAGAAGACATGACTATTGTCGTCCAGAATGCCTCGAATCCGTTTGTCATCATCTATAACACGTCCGGCCTTACAAAGCAGGAAAAAGATGATGTTGTCAAGCAACACTGCAGCATGATGGCCAACGGATGCAATTTCCGTCCGGAGCGACAACTCCGGCTTTTTTATTAGTTTATGAGTCGAATCCCGGCAGGCTGTGAAGCCGCCCCCTTCTTTTTGTGCAGAAGGCTGCATGAGTAGTTAAATAATACTAACGGCAAGATTTTTTCTGCCGAAAGATTTGGAGTAAATATAGCAAATACATTATATTTACATTGTAAACAAAAACAACAACCAAGACACCGGCGGCAACGGGTAACAGCGGCAGAAGATTATGACAACAAAGGACACCACCATCAAGTACACCTCCAAGTCAGGTAAAGATGTTATTGTGACAGTACATCGCAAGTATGGTGCATACATTGAGCATCATCACGACTCAGAAAACGGCATCGACTACGACACCAACGAGTTTGCCAATGACCAGAGCATAACGGTTGAGGTTCCCGGCGTTTGCAGATTTGAGACCAAGTACCTGCCGGATATGAAGCACCCCAAAATCAACATGTACTATCTGAACAATGGCAGTGTATGTGTAGCCGTGCCTGACGAGATAGCCGAGCAGATCTTTGAGGCTGAGCGCGAGAGATTGACCGAGGAACTGTCACCTTCCGTCGTTGCAAGCATCCAGGAAGCAAAGACCGCCATCCGCAATGGTCGTGTAATGCCAAAGGCTGAGCTGAGTAATAAGCGCAAGGAATACAACGACATTTGCAATGAAGGCGCAGAGGGCTACAACCCCTTCGATGGCTACCTGACAACTGAGTATGTTGAGCGTTTGAAAGCGGAATATCCCGAAAAATTTTAAAAACTATAAACTATGCCACTTGACAGAAATTGCAACGCGATACCATATATCGCAGGGCGGATGATCGCCATCACCGAGCACTATGCCCAAAAAAAATTCGGCCCGAACACCCTCTCGACAATGTTCCAGCACCCGGCCGGCACAATAGGTGTGTTCCGCCGCTACATAGATAAGGATGACGAGTATTACCGGGAGGTGGGAGAGGTCGAATTGCCTATCACGACAGCAAACGAGGTGGCCAAAAGCCAGATGTGGGTAGGCTACTATCATCAGACGGCCGCTTATGACGAGAGCAGTGACGCTCGTTTGCGTATCGGCAAGCGGATAGCCGACCTACGCAAGTCGGCCGGAATGACACAGGAGCAGCTTGCGACCAAGGCGGGCATCCATCAGGTCAACCTATCACGCATAGAGGCCGGGAGGTACGCTGTAGGGCTGGATATCCTTGACCACATCGCCCAGGCTTTGGGCGGAAGAGTTGATATCATCACCGATTAGGTGTTGCTTTTATCAAGTAAAGTACGAAGTTGTCAAAAATGTAGGCAACGTGTACTTTCTCAATTGACCGACTGGGTGGAGATTGGCCTCTCCATCCACTCCTTATCTCTAAATAATATGCCTATGGAAGATAACAAGAAAAGAATCAAAGAGATACTTTCTTCCTTCAATGTAAGGATAGAGAGTATCGAAGAGAAGGTGGGGCATTCGATTACATTGTACGAAGTCAAACCTTCACTGGGTGTGCGCATCTCCAAGATACGCAACCTGAAAGACGAGATAGCCATCGGTTTATCCGTCCCTGCTGTAAGAATTGTTGCTCCTCTGCCCAGCGGTCTCGTTGGTATTGAAGTGCCAAACAAGACCAGGCAGGTGATACCTATTTCGGATATCATCGAGTCTGAGGAATACATCGACTCGAAGGCAGAGTTGCCATGTGCTATCGGCAGGACAATCGCCAACGAGGTCTTTGTGCCGGATTTGGCCGACATGCCGCATATGCTAATCGCCGGTGCCACAGGCCAAGGTAAATCAGTGTGCCTGAACACTATCCTTCTGTCTTTACTCGAAAGCAATTCACCAGAAGAGATGAAACTTGTCTTGGTCGATCCAAAGCAGGTTGAGATGTCTGCCTACGCATCGCTTCGTGACACGTATCTCGCTGCACCCGTTCTCACCGAAGCAGACAAGGCATATGCTATCCTATGTGATGTGGTGACGGAGATGGAGAGAAGGTATTCTATTTTGAACGAAAACGGGGTAAGGAATCTTGGTGAGTACAACATCCGCTATCCTGACAGCCAGATGCCGTACATTGTTGTTGTCATAGATGAGTATGGAGACCTTGTCATGTCTGCCGGAAGAGAGTTCGAGAAGATTATCTGCCGCATAGCACAGAAAGCGAGAGCTGTCGGCATACATATGATTATCTCAACGCAGCGTCCGTCTGCGACAATCGTTACAGGTGACATCAAGGCCAACTTCCCGACACGTATGGCTTTCCGTACTGTCACAGGTGTTGACTCAAGGGTTATCCTTGACCAGACTGGCGCAGAAAAGCTGACAGGTAAGGGCGACTTCATCTACTACAGCGGTGCTGAACTGCTTAGAGGCCAGTGTGCCTTGACAACGATAGATGACATCAAAGACCTTGTTGCCCATATACATGAGCAGTATGCCGATTATGTGAATACCCCTACATTGCAATGGGAGATAAGGGAAGAGTATCGAAGAACGCATCCGTCGTTGTTGCTGCAGATTGCTCAATACATTGCTGACTTTGATTATATCACGATGGATATGATCGAAAAGAAGTTTGGGTTACGTAGTTCGTTTTCCTTGGAAAATACCTTGGAATTATCACGTGTCATCGCGTGTAAACGATATGACTACGATAATTGGAAGACCGAAGATGGACATGTTGTCCTTGTTCACGACAAGAGCCTACTCCCTGAAATGGTAGCCCCATATGAGAATTTTTTGGTTGGGTGATACCATGCCGGGCAGAATCAGCCTTCTGCCCGGCAACCACTTATCTAATTTTAAAGCTATGATTGGTTCTTTTGAAAAAGAGTTTGCCATGAAAAATCCTGGCAGAACTCAGATTTTGCGCTTCATGCGTGAAGCACTGGACGTTGATGAGGTGAAGTGGGAGAGTCTTACCCATCTGAACCTCGTGTCTGTCGCCGAGCATATACGTTCATGTGTTTCTCCGAACAGCGCGGTGACGTACCTGGCTATTGTGAAGGCTTTCCTTGCACAATACAAGGACGAAGGTGTCGTGCCATGCTCAAATCCAGCGAAGGCACTAAAGGCAAAGAAAGTGCCGCAGCAGAATGTGGCACTCACCCTTGACGAACTCAACAAGATTGAGAGGTACTACGACAGGCTTCTTGCAAAAGGAGGCCATCAAGCCGAGAAGGATGCTTTGACGCTCTTCCTGCTTGAATGCTTCTGTGGTGCACGTGGATGTGATGTTGAGAACATGACATTGGAAAACATAAAGGATGGCAAGCTGACATATGTCTCTCAGAAAACACAGATATTGGCCACCATCCCCGTTCACAGACGGCTGGAAGACCTGCTATCCAGAAAACCGAAGAAGCAGTACACAGCATGTACGAAGAATAGGATTATCAAGCGTGTCGCTGAGAGATGTGGCATCTCCGATCCTGTGACCATATTCTATCACGGTAGCATGCAGACAAAGCCAAAATACGAGTATCTTGGCACGCATACAGCCAGACGGACGTTCTCTTCCATCCTCGCCGCCAATGGCACACCAATCCCTGAGATATCGCAGTTCATGGGGCATTCGGAAATCTCAATGACAGAGAGATATATTAAAGTGGACATGAACACCGTCTCACAGGCTGCGATGGCATTCTTCAATGCTTGACAGGCTTTTTCTCACCACCATTAGAAATCTATTTTCGGAAGCGTCTGCTTCCATTCCCAGTTTGCTTTTGCGCTTCCCTTGCTGTACCACAAGTTGTACCTTGATGACAGCAAGGCACACTCCCTTGGGTGCAAGGACTGCAGCTTCTTGTATGCGTAATAGGCGTAGAAGAAGTCGCTGTCCTTGTCAAGGGTGAAATAATGTATAGCCTCATCTGGAAGGGAGGTGTTGTAGTCTGGGAACCATACCTTGATAAAACCCATTATATTGCCGTTTAACGGGCATCTATCCTCGAATAGGCTATCATCCCACAGGTCGTTGCCGATGCCTCCACAGGACGCCAGACAAAGCGACAGTAGCCTTGTGTCGTATTGAGATATAAGAAGACCAAACGAATTCCTGCGCATCATCTCAAACCAGTCTTCTTTATAGTATGGTTCAAGACAATCATACGATGGGAATCTTACACCCCGGATATGATCGTCTGCACTCATGCTTTCATACAGAAATGCCATCAGACCGGCTATCATCCAGTATTTGCAGTATGGATTTCCCTTCAGACTTTCTTTCTGTGTTCCTCCGAGACTGATACTGATATACTCCCTGTTTATAAGCCACTCCCAAGGATGGTCTGTAATAATACGCCTCATGTCATCAACCTGTTCTATTACATGGCTGCTATTGAATGACATCAACAGAGTGGAGAAGAGGGCTATTTCCTTGTCGTGTTTGTCTGTATAATAGTCGGCTATATACGTCGGAAGCAGTGGCATATCCCCGGATTCCTTGTATCGAGCCACAAGTTCCTTGAGCCAATCACGGAATCTGGCGGAGAAGAAGGTGAAGAAGTCATAATTGTTCTTCTTCCTCACCTGCCTCATCTCCTGCCTGCGCTGCACCATCTTCTTTACAATCTCCTTTTGCTTTCTCATACCATGTCTATCATTCGAAATTTGTCACATCAATATTATATACCTTTGTGTATGTGAGCGTTCCTTCGTACCCCCGCCTTTTTAGTTCAAGGATCAAGTCTCTGGCATCGAAATCAACAATCTTGATATTCTTGGCATCTTCAAGTTTTCTTCTCAGACGCTCGTTCTCGATTCTGATTTCCTTTGTTTCTTTTCTCTTCTCAGACATCTTATTCTGGTGGCACTCCTTGCAGACATTTCTATACCCGCCACCTCTGCCAGCTTTGCTGAAGTCTGATACAGGAAGTGTCCTGCCACATTTCTTACAAACCTTTGTTTCCATTATTCTTTCTTTTTGTTGTTCAACTCTTTGTCTATTCGTTCAAGCCTCTTTACACAATATGGATAATAAACCGGCCAGGCAATAACACAAATAAGCCAAGTCATTATCAATGAAATAAATGTTGCCCTCAGGTGTCTATCCATTATATTTTTCAGAATGACAACCCCAAGAAACTCGCCAAAAGGCAGGTAGGCTATCAAAGCATCTTCTAAATCAAAATATCTCATGGTTCATCGCATTTGTATGGAGTAACATTGTTCTTCGTATACCAAATCTTTGCCACCCTCACAGATGGTGCTGCAGCACGGCCTGCAGAATACGAATTACGGAACAGCGGCCTCCATCCGACACACTCGTATCGGAAATCATCTGGCAGAAACTCTTCTTCCTCTGTACCATAATCATCGCAATGATAGTACCCAGTACATTCGTTATCGAAGCCATGCTCCTTCAGATAAAGAGCCTCTTCGTAGCTGACAATTTCCTTTCCAAGAATATCTTTCATCGTTTTTCTTTTATCATGTCACTGATCTGATAATAAACATTTATTATGTTATGATATATATCATCGCGATTCATCTTCTTGTTACCTATGGACTTACATATTTCATAAAGCTTGTCACATACATCGTGCAATGTGCTCTTTTTAATGTTTACAGTCCGTACAGCATCAAGTTTTGCGCCTATCTTATTTCTCAATTTGTTTTCAATATACTTCTCTGCGTCCAATACCTCTTGATACGAGCCATAGATATATTGTGGTTTATCATCATTTCCAAACTGGTCTTTTTTCGTGAGGAAAAATTCAGAACCACAAAACTCCAACCATTTGTAGTCGCTAATCCCATGCAGAATATAGTATTCCTTGGCACCGGCGTCCTGCGCTTCCTTATCTGAATTGAAACAGGGAACACCATACTCTTCCATAATACATTTAACAATGTCGTTGGTGAACTCCCATTTATTGAATTCAAACACAAAGTGATCAGGATATTTGTCAGAGTCATGCTTCTTGATTACTCCCGCACATTTGGTATACTTGTCCGGATTATAGAACGCCTCTTCAAACACAACAGGAACAACCTCGTATTCAAAATATGTGCGATTTACAGCAATATACATCTGTTCCATTTTGCGGGACATATACTCGCTTTCCAAATCCTTATAACCACCGCCATCCTTTCTGAATGATTTGAGCCTATCGTTGTATTCAATGACAGACATTATTTCCTCTGTTTCTCTATTCATGTAATAGGCGATAGTAGTATGCTTGATTGCTCTCTGAACCTCAACATCATGTCCTTGAACAATGAGATCATTGTCTTTCCATGATGTTCCTGAAATTTGTACGACCTGCCCGTTGACGAGCAAATGATCTTCGTTATATGTCTGCTTGATTTTCAGGTGGCAGACATCTTTATCCTTGAAATAAATTGCTGAGATAATCATAATTATTTTTTTGCTATAACCACATTCAAAACTTCTTTTAAAAATTTTGCTATCTTGACGAGTTCCGGAATATCCTTATACTCATCTTCTCTACCACAACACAAATCTTGTGTCATATTAAAGGTGTTGTACTGATAGTGTCCTGGATCTTCGTAGAATTTGCACAGCTCGACCAGTTCCTTGAACCATCGATCCTTGATTCCGCTCGGTATATCCTTATAGACACCCTCCTTCGCTTTAATTGCATCGTCGCAACCAGAATTGCTTATCAACGTCCATATCAGATGTGCGGCTACCTTCTCGCTCAATTTATCAATACGCTTTGCCAGCAAAGCATCGTACTCCTCTTTGGTGATGTCGTGCCATTTGCCATCGTCGCCCTCAGTGCTATACATATTCAAGTCAACTCGATCTCCTTCTGGAGTAATGACGTAAAATATACCTCTCGTGTCGAAGTCTCCGTGCTTCTTGTCCGTGAGGAAAGTCTGTGCAAAAATCTTATACTTGCCTTTTTGGGGCATGTACGGCATTGTGATTGGGAACATTTCGTCGATGAAGCCTGTCCACGAACCATAGGTGTCAGACGGATTTTCCACATTGATGTAATACGCTCTATCTACATCGTGATAACTAACCTTGCCATCAAGCGTTTCCTCGCGGAACAGGCTCGACATTCTCGGACATTGTAGGCTCGATTTCAAACCACGTTCTATCAGGCTCTCTTCTGGCTCTAACGAATGTACCTCAGTACCATTGGCTCTAACAAAGAAATCTTCATCATTAATAGGGGTAAGAGGTTGCCCTTCCATCAACCTAATCAGAATGTTCTTCGTCATACTGAAGCTAAAACCACTATGGCCATCCTCGCACAACGACTTGTAGGCTTTCAATGCTGACTTGTAGCAGCTACACCCATAATCAAAATCCTCGCTATCAAAGTCGATGTTCGGATTCTCTCTCTTGCAGGCTATTCGGCATTCCTGCTCTGCCCAATTTGACATGCTCATATCTTTTCCTCTTTTTTGTATATAATTCATCTTCAGTCCTCCATTTCTTCCACTTTGGCAAGTTCCGTGCGAAGCCCCTGTATGGTACTCACGAAAGCATCATAACTCTTACGCTTGTCCTCAAGAGCCTTGGCTTCTTGGTCGTAAACCAAATTGTTCTTATATGCATCGCGAGCCTCTTTTGTGGTGAAACCATACCAAGCCTCATCACACGGATAATCTCCGTCATAATTCATCTTGTTAAGGACAAGATGGTCTGGGTAATTCTCATCAAGTTTCAACCCGCGCTCCGTCTCAAAGGTGCGCAATCCATGCTTGTCGAAGATTTTGAGACGGATTCTATCACTCCCTTCTAAGTTGTCCTTCTTTCTCAGGACATAGATTTCATCATCGAAGTCAATGTTTTCCCAATGTTGCTCCGGAACATCATAGCGTTTCATCGTATCAACCTTCTCTTCCATTAACGTTACCTCTTTGGCCAACGCCTCAACCTTTTCCACATATTCCATGATACGAGTAGAGTAGATGTTGGTGTAGGCCAATTTGCGTGACGTATAATAGTATGAATCCATTGATTTTAGGTGCTCATGAATGTACTTATGTTGCTTTGCCGCATCGTTTATTGCTACGTCAAACTCATAATGATCGCCAACGGCCTTGACTCTGATACGACAATTGGTATGATCTTTACATGTTGTGTCCTCATAGATGTTTCCATCAATCTGACGATAACGGGCAATACCTCTTAATGCCCTATACTTGAATAGTTCTTTTGGGTAATCCATAATGTTTATACTTCTAATTCAATATTTTTTATTTCAAGCCATTCATCGAAAGTGACAATATTCGAACTTCCATATTGTTCAAACAATGCTACCTCCATATAATATTGCTCCAATGCTTCTGTTCGTGTCATAGTATATCTTCCTCCTTCTCAATGCGTTTGATCTTGAGTTCTTTTACAAGATGACAGTCCAGAACAATCTCAAATCTCTGATGCTCCATCACCTCATAGTGCCACCATTGTTTGTGAAGTCCGAAATACTTCAGGACATATATCAGTTCGTCACCATCAACAACTACAGCGACTACATGATACTTTCGTTCTTGATACCAGAATGTTGTTCCAACAGTCAGTTTTACATCCATGGTCAGTCCTCCTTATATTTGTCAATAATCGGCTTGCATATCCGCAACACCCGCTCCACCTTTTCGATGTCGAACCAGTCGTCAGTACGCACACCGCTCTCCATGTCAATCCAGAACGGCCCCGATGTATGCTTCCGCATCAGGAAGTCTAACTTGTCGCCCACGTTGTCGGGATTGAAACCGCCAGCATATCCGACCTTGCACGTCAAAGGCATTACCTTCAACGGTGTATCAATGCCACGGCCACCGCTTGCATCGAGCAGCATGGAACACTCGCCGAGGTGTGGTTTCCACGTCTCGCGTGTGGCGGCAAAGAGGTCGAGGTTTTCGGAGTCTCGCTGTTGCACGATGACCTCATGTCCCCAGTCCGTTGCACTCACCACATGCGGATTGTCCTTACGTTCTGCCACGTTCAGCTGTAGTCGAGGAATCCTGCAATAGCAGCCATACGTCAAGTGGAAGATGTCGTAGTAGTTGCCCCTCGCAGCGTCGGCAGCAGCCGAGCCGCAGATGTGAAGCGCAAGGTGTAATCCGTTGCCCATAACCTCATGGCGAAGAATACGCGGGTCGAGATAGCGGTTGCCGTTCTCGTACCAATGATAGCTTGTCAGTACACCGAACTCTACAATCGGATATTCGCGCTGAATCTCCTTGAGGTCTCTGATGTTGGTCTTGGCATCAATGCCAGTGAATGTAATGTGTTGTAGTCTCATAATGTCGTTCATAGCGTGATTTCCTCCTTGATGATTATTACTTTTACACGTGTGCCTTCTTCTGTTTCGTCGAAATTTGGCTTGTCAAGAATAATCGACACAAATCCAAGTCTACCATCAATCGCATTCTCCATCATCTGCTTCTCTTTTGCCTCTGCCCCAGCATCAAATCCCTCTTGCCACAGTTTAGTTTTGAGTTCGCTAAACTTAAGTCTGTCTTTCTGATACTGCCATTCCGCAAAGTGGCGGGCAATAGCATCAAGTGTTTCTTCAAAAAGATACTCGGTTTCGTTTTGGAAAGAAACCTTGTATCTGATCACCTCTCGTTCCAAGTCTTCAGTAGCTGGCTCTTCCATCATCTGCTGTTTCTGCCATTCACAGAAATGTCGCGCAGTCATCATAATAACCTGCATCGTTTCTTCGCTGCCATGCTCCTTCAACCACTTCCATACCTCGACATCATACGCCAAGCCATAGTCCTCGATGGCAGGCTCGGTGGGTGATCTCATCTCTTTCTTGAGATAGCGCACCTTGTCTTGAACGGGAAGAGCGAGATTGTTGTATGTGCCATCAGTGCTCAAGTAGCAGTAATCAATGGCATCAATCAGTAGTGATAGTAATTTCTTCTCTTTGTCTGTCATAGCCCATCTATTCTTTATTTTCTAACTCTCTTAAAATATTTTCTGCACAACTATGGAATCCATCCCAGAATATGGTATACGACGATTCATCATCGTATTTTAGGCTTTGTTCCATACATCGGTGTCCCATCTCAAGATACTTCTTGACCATAGCAATAACATCTTTCTCTGCTTGTTCATAACCTTCTTGATACTTTTTTCTCGCAGTAGCATTTACATCAGCGAGATAGCCATATTGGTTTCCAACCCATTCTTCTTTGACTGGATATGCCTTCATTGCGGCTTCTTCTGCTTTACTCATAGTCATTTCATTATCGCATCATACATCTGTTTTGCCTCTCTTGTGGTAATGGTTACTCCATTCATAGCACACTCCAATCGGTTGGCTATGTCTTGAATATTACCAATAATAAACCCAGAGCCGTTACACTTTGTGCATTCCCTTGTAGGCTTAATACCTTTTTCGTAAGCCTCCCAACAAGGAATATTGTAATATCGTGGGTTATATACATAACCCTTACCTTTACATTTAGGGCATTCCATCTTTCAAAGTGTTAGTGTATCAAATATACTCAAACTTATCATCTACATTTTTGTTCTACAAACCGTATGGCTTCAATAATCACATAGTCTAAGGCGGTCGCATCTCCGCCACAACAAATACGATGATTGCCTAATTCATCACGCATATCCTTAAACTCATAGTTTTCATCATTTATTCCAAAGAATCTTGCCTCAAGCCACATATCACGTTCCAATAGCCAATCAAGGATCTCTGCGTATGTTGGTGTTCCATTAAAAATACCACTTGGCATTTCTATCTCAATCGCAACTGGAACTGGTCTTGTATATTTTAAATAAGTTCTTTTCATATCTCTATTTGTTAGTGCATCAGTAGATATAATTACTCGTTTCTCGGAATATCAACACCATAAGTATCCTCAAGAATATCACAAAATTCATCATAACTCTGATTTTTCCAATCGATTTCATTATTCCAACCTAAATTTGCCATATCAGTTATACTAATTAAATAACACCTTTCTTTTGCAGATATTCCACACATTTGAGTTGAGAGGCAATAGATGCTCCACTCTCATCATCGTCATAGCAATAAGTGGCTTCACACAGGTCATTCCAAGAAACATCACCCTTAATGTAGTCATTCGAGCTTATTGATGACTTTTTCAAGATACTGGTCAATCTCTTGTTTTGTCATAGCGGTCTTATTAACTATACATTTCTCTCAATTTTCTGATAACGCCACTTCCGTAGGCATCCTTTACGATATCCAGAAAATACCCAACGGTGTATTCCTTGTCCATATTCAGCCCGTGGTCTCGGACGAACTGGTCACGGCCCATCGTGCAAGAACCGGTCAAGATGTGGTGCCAGTGGTAGAACACCTCGCATTTTTCCTTACTATCCAAGGACGGGAACTCCGCCTTGAACCTGTCCAGCCGCTCTTCCAACGGCATCTGCTCCATCGCCTTGGCTTGAGCATCCTCAGCGGCTTTTCTTAGTGTCTCGCCGTGAGCTAATGAATTGCCGCTGCGAGCAATGTAGCACGATGTAAGTGTCAGGTCGCCGTTGACAAGTCGCCCCTTTGCATAATAGTCTCCATGCACAGAATCTATGAGTGTCGGCAAGTTGTCAATATACCAAACCTTATTGCCGTTATATTCTTTCAAGCCGCCGTTGCCGTCGCCGTCGCCGTTGCCGGAGCCGTAGCCGGACCCGTAGCCGGAGCCGTAGCCGTAGCCGTCGCCGCGTCGCCGTCGCCGGAGCCGTCGCCGGAGCCGTAGCCGTCGCCGTCGCCGTCGCCGTTGCCGGAGCCGTTGCCGAAGCCGTAGCCGGAGCCGTAGCCGTAGCCGTCGCCGTAGCCGGTATTACGAGGCCGCAAGAAAGCCTCGATTACCTTGATATCTTCCATACGGCAACACTCTCTATTGATTTTACTGCCTTGTCCGAACAAGGGATAATCTCGATAACCCCGGTAATTACCATCTGCGGAACGACCAAGGAAAACTTGCACCCGTTCGGGTTAGCAACGCCGTTTACAGCAAGCTCTGAAATGCTCGCCGCTCCCGACCAATACCAGATTCTGCGGCAGTTGGTTAGTTCAACCTCGGTTCCCTCCTTCTCAGAGAGGGTTCCATAAAACACTCCCGCGCGGTCTGCGCGGACAATCACTTTCTTTCCAATGTAGTTTACGTTGCTCATATTGTTAATTTATTAATGGTTATTCCACATCGTTTAAATACACTTGTTTTTTCCTTTCGGACACCATTCGAGGTCGTCAGCCCACGACAGAGTTAAGTGTCTGTATTTGCTTCCGTAATAGATGCGGATGCCCGTATGACACCACCTATTGCGCTCATATCGCCCAAATGGGTAGTTCGTAAAGGTTTTACTCTCAAACTCAAACCCGAAACGCTTGTGGTAGCCAAACGGAGTTTCGCAGATGTTGAATCGTAGTTTCATAGCTGTTCAATTTTGTGCGCGACTATTCTCTCGTTCTTGTATTCTTTTAATCTTCTAATTGACTACCACTGTTATTCTTTAACTTTTCTATAAATAGATCTGCGACGGAAATAGCTTTCTCTATTGCCTTCGACACACCTTCTGCGCCGATACGCAAACCACTCTCTGTGATAGCCTGTGGAAGCAGATTCTTGGCAACCTCATACCTGCGCTGTTCCCAGTCTGGTTCTTTCCAGAACTCGAAAAAGTCTGTTGGAACAACATGTGGGTCTTTTCCTTTATCCGATATGTTGAGACCTGTAAGAAAAGCAACCGGTCTGTCTAAGGCATCAAAACCAGCTTCCTTATAGAATGGTTCATACTCCTTCCATTCTGTAGTTCCATTTAATCTTACTTTCATTTTCATTTTATCAAACTGTTTACTTCGTTAATAATCTTATCTTTATATCCATCCGACATCTCGATGATGTTCACGTATTTCAACTTAGACAATGCATATATCAGCAACGGGTTGTGGATTGTCGCGATAATCTGTATTTTCGGTTTATGATATGACAGAACGCCAAGTATTTCTTTCGCATTTCCGATGTCAAGATTCCTGTCTGGCTCATCCATGAGTATCGTCCATTCATTTCCATCAACCCTGTGTTTCTTTATATAATCAATGTAATCACTATAACGCACAGCCTCATTTTCGTAGTCAAAATATAACCTCGAACCTTTGGAAAACATCCGTTTGAACATCGATTGTATTGCTATTGAAACACCTTCACCCTTAGAGGAATGCATTATTTCAAATGCCTCTCCAAAATGTGCAAAGTCTTTCATATTTTCATCATCATCTCTCTCATCCGGGTGGCACAACCTGAAAATATTTCTCTTATAGTCGGCATACACGTCAATTCCGTCAAGGAATACATCCCCAAATCCGAATAGACTATTCAATTTATCGTTATACAAACCCCTCGAACACTCTTCTTTGTCAACCATCAAATAGCATTCAATCAGCTTCATCAGAGTTGTCTTTCCGCTCCCGTTCTCTCCGATGACAATGTTTACACCAGGATTGAACTTGTAAACAGACCCGTTCTTAAGAGCTTCGATTTTCTGCACATATGGCAATGGGCAGCTATCATTCCGTTTTATCTCTATTCTATCTATCATTTCTCTTTTACGAATAAATCATATAGAGTATCAGATCCAAACAACAGTTTGCCGTCTTCCTTGCACGTCATTGCTGATTGTACGCCACTATTGTACGTAACAACAAACAAGAGGCAATCAACATTGTTCATATCCCACTTCACTATCTCAACAGGCAGATAGTTTCTTGTCACAACCTCCATCTTTCCAGACAAAATATTGTCCTTGTATTTGATATCAAAAGGAATCATTTCAAAGGATATTTATCTCACCACTTTTAATTGTGATAATAGTATCTTCTGGCAAATCTAAATCGCCTTCCTCGCTAATTGTTGCAGCAAGGTCTTTGATTATCACCGAAATCTTCATTCTTCCGTCTCCTCCATGAAATAAGCGTTCTTCATTGCCTCGCACAGAAGGCTGGAAATAGTGCAAACATATTATTGCTCGTCCCTGTCATGATCGAAATACCCTGCTGTTCTAAGAATGGAATGCATAAGTTCATGGTAGAAAGTATTCTCCTTGCTCCCTTCAGACTGAAACAAGTCCTTCCCGCACTTATGCGCGATTTCAATATAACCACCGCATACACAGCATACTCCGAGGTCATTATTGTCTAATTCTTCAACATAGCGTACATTGATTTCTTGTCCGCCAACTTGAAACATCTTCGGTATCTTCTCGTATTTTATTGTCATAGCTTTTTATTTGATTAGTTCAAAAGTGTATGCAAAAACCCATGGATTGGATTCCCATGTGCCATTTCCTGATATTTTGTCAATAAGAGACGCAAAAGCATCCTTTGGAGATTTAAACCACCTTGTGGCCAGAATATCTCCATCCTGATCATACGCCCAATCATAAGCATACCCATTGTCATATGTCTTGCAGTTGCTCTTGACGACTCCTTCCTTTAAAGCGTCTTCATCAGAAATATCCTGCAATGGTTCTACCTTTATATCGGTAATGAGTATTCTATGAGGCATCCATTCTGGTTTGACAAACATTTTGTTTTCACTTCCTTTCTCACCCCTGATACATTCCAATGGGAAGGATGGATCGGACTTCCTAAGTGCATCGTAGAAAGCATCACAATGTCGCAAGTCCATATATCTTTGAGCCACTGCAACATCCTCGTTTATTTCATACATGCTTCTGGCAACTATCTGCCATCCATCAAGTAACAGCAATCGCCCCCTGTCGTCAATCGAATGTCCTGGTTTAAACCACAGCTTATCTCGCGCAATGCGCCTTGTCATTGTCTTTCTGCCTTCAAGTACAGCTTCCGTTAGTCCGTACTTGTCATTAAATATTATTTTCTTCATATCTATATGCTTTTAAGTGCATCCAAAAATTTTGCTTTGCTTTTATATATTTTGTCTCCTATTCTGTAGTGTCTATATGCTCGTCCTGGCTCTCCGAACTTATCCATTTTGACGTGAACGCAGAAACCAATCTTTCCGTCTTCTGATGAATATGTTGTAAGATGCTCGTCTGCAAAACTCATGTGTCCAACCCAATGAAATAAGACTTGTTCTAATTCTCTTTCTGTCATATCACATAAGTTTTTTGAGGTCATTGTAGAGCGAATCAAGAGCAGCAAGAGATGCAGAAGGGCCGAATTTCTCTACCGCAAATCTCATGTGCATCAATGCCTCTATCTGCTCTTCACTCGGCTTCCAAGTGGTCTGAGGTCTGAAAGATTCAATTCTATCTGCTAAACTCAGAACATATACTTTAGAGTTGCCACCTTGAACTTTGCTGGCATACTTTCTAAGACATTCTGCTGCTTCTTCTATGAGTCTTTCAACCCCTTCACTCCACTCCCGCTGTGGCTGCGGTTGTACTCTATCTTTGATTGATTTGATCCAATCAAAAAACCTTTTTCTATAAAGAACATCCTCCGAAAAATATAATGCCATTAATTCAAGTTCATTATACCATCTTTCATCCTCTTCGCTCCAAGCAGGTTTCTGCTCTACAAGTTCGTAAGCATCTTGAGATTCAAAAGGCAAATGAGTTCCATTACATTCAGATAATCTATATTCAGTATCAACAGCAATTATTTTACAAGTAAATCCTCGTTTCTTATGTCTAATAATATCACCAACCTTAAACTTCGGTTCAACTTTATCATCAGGCTTCTGCTCATCCTCAATAGGTGCAGGTGCGCAAACTTCCTTAAAATACTTCTCTGGTTCTTTAACCAGAAAACCTTTTACAACACCATCTTTCTCACACATAAACCTTTCTCCTTCCTTAACAGTGAGATGGTCTGCTCTACAACAAAATGCGCGATGACATATATACCAATGTCCTGCTTTTAGTTCAAAATGTTTTTGCTTCTGCTTAGCTTGCTTTTCACCTCTTTTCTCCGCTACCCTGTTAAGCCGAGATAAATTGACAAGCAAACCATCTTGATTCCTTGTGACCTCATCACCAACTTGTATTTTGTTTCTAAAGTTAGCATATTCACCTTGCTTTTCGAGCCAAGCAATCCATCTGTCTTTATTTCTATTAGCATAAAAGCCTTCAAGAAAAGATATGATTTCTTTCCTTATCCTCTCATCATTTGACTCTTTGAGTTCGGGAAATACTCTTGTCATAACATTAAATGGTTGGGCCCGTTGTTCATTATTTATCTCCTTCGCCCTTTCCAATGCCTCATCATAGGCTTTTGCTTTTTCTTCTGTTGTCATCTATTCTGTTTTATTGTTGTTATACATTCCTTCTTTTGCTTCAAGAGCAAGTCCTTTTGGAATTAAGCCACGATAGTCGAAGCCATGAGCATCGAGCCAATCAATCATCTTATTTGCTGATTGTTCTGGTTGGCAGTCATATTCTGATAATTCATTAACTAAATCATTATATTTTTCCGCTTCTTCCTCAGTCATGCTTGACATTGGACGGAGATATGGCTTGATATTCTCATAAGGAATTGGTTCTACGATGGTATTAACTTTTACAAGACTTTTTAATGATTCCTTTTCCGCGATAAACTCTTGTAAAACGGCTCGTGTTTTATGTCCGTAATATGACAAATCATAATATGTAACATACGGCAACCTCGCACAAAGGTCGCGAAGCAGTAAATCTTTATCCTCTTGTTTCATAACTATATCGTTTAGTCTACTATTTTTTCAATTAGCATTTCTCGCGCAGCGATGTCGCCCTTCAGCCCAAGCCAATATGCAGTACCTTCAGGGATTGTGCAGCGAGCAATCACCGTTTCACAATCATCGAATGAATATTGAAGAAAGGTCGCACGGTTTAATGCTATTTCTTTTTCCACATAGGCATGAACGCCTTGACCTTCCACTATGAAAACATTGTCCTGTAAATCGTATTCTAATTTTTCGCCAAAATTCATAGCATATAGAACAGAGGGGATATTCACCTTCACGCTCTGAAATGGTGTGCGGTATCCGGCTCCGGTTATCTCCAGTACCTTGTAACAGGTGATATCTTCTGTTGCCAACAGAGGGGTTCTTTTTTTAGAAAATAGGCACATAATAGTCTTAGTTAGATAATTTTTTCGAGATAGAGCACTCGTGCAGCAATCTCGTCATTTTCCCCCAGCCAGTACTCAGTCCCTGCGGGGATGCGGCATTGGACGATAACCGATGGGTCTAAATAACAAACATCTATCGTGTACATTATTGCTTTTTCCATTTTGGTGTAAGCATGGACACCCTCGCCTTTGACCATCCAGCGCGTGACGCTAGTAAAAAGCCCGATTTCACACTCTTGCAGTCTTTCTTTTGATGCCGAACAAATGTGACCGTGGATTAGCACCTTCTTCTCCTGGTATGGCGTGTAATAGTGTCCATCCTCCCGACTACGACGCAGTACCTTGTAGCAGATGATGTCACCCTTGGCCACTTCCGGTTCGCGGTTTAAAGTTAGTAGGCACATGTGATTTCGTATAACTTTCTGATCATCTCATTCTCCGAATGTGTGTTTAATATCTTCTTCAGTGGGTAATTTTACACGGATGTATTCTGAATATCCTCCACCCATTACCTCGCTCGCTGACGTTACCCTGTCTTTTGGTTCTGCCTCGCGGTATATACTAATAGCCTCATCGATGTTATTAGCTGCAATTAAATCTCCGTTTACTTTGAAAACGTGGTACATTACGTAGCTATGATTTTTTTCCATACCTCTGTTCATAATCTTTATCAACCACCTTCATGAATTCAAGGTAATCGAATAACGGGTTATACTTCTTTATTTCATCAATTAGTCTTCTTTTTTCAAAGTTGTATAGGTCGGCTCCTTCGACCATATTAAAATACAGACCTTTGTATATCTCTGCATTTCGTTGATGTGTCTTCGACATACTCAATGCGGAATCGCGTTCTTCTATCGCAGAATCAAGTCTTTTCACCGCATCATTATATGTCATATCTTTACCTTTTGACTTCAGTTCATTGTCGAGTTTTTCCCTCATGTTGTTGCGATCTTTCTCCAATTTGTCTGCGGTGCGAATGGCAGTACGCATGTTGTAGTAGAATTTCTCACAAAGGTTCAACTCCTCATCAGTATACTTGTTTTTTCACTTTCCCAGTCAAACACATAAAGATTCTCAATGATATACCGAGGCTGTGCAATGAAGCCATACAGTTTCTTTTGTATCGCCTTTTCGGTTAGTTTAGTCATAACAATGTTTGCTTGTTTCTAATGATTTTCTAAATGCGTCTTCCTCGTACTATGTTTTAATTTCCGGAATTCTTCTCGATTAGATGATTCATATGAATACTATTAATCTTCTCTCCGTAGTCCTTTTTCACCCACCTAAACTTTGATGCACATTCAAAGACAATATCCTTTACGATAGGATATCTAACCATTGCGATGATTAGTTCGACCTCTAAAGACTCCTTTTCCCCGGAGATGACAAATCGGCCATCATCGGTAACGAACAGACATGTCGCATCCTTATCTTGAAGCGTATCAAGCAATGCTTGAACCTTGTCAAAGGTCTCTTTTACAATCTCTTTCTCGTTATCCATATCAATTTCTTTAATGTCGTTCCCCATATGTTCTGATACGCCCAATCCGGCAGAGATCATCAATCATCCACTCATATCCACAGAATCCCTGTGACCTCTTCATCGCAGCCTTGGCCTCCGTTGGGGTAACGAATTTGACATTCACGTTGGCAAACCACCCATCTCCGAAGTCATAACCATAGTTGCCCTCTTCAAGTTTTGGAAACACAGCCTTGCCTCTCATGAATGCAGTACGTTCTTTGCAAAATAGTTTTCCGTCTCCGCTCCAATGACCGTTCCACGTGTTAACCCCTGGCATCGTAAGCGTGAACAAGGCTTTGGTCTTGCCATTATTACCGCCCTTCTTCTCAATGGAGTCTATATATGATACTACTGACTGCGGCGCATCTACCGCGTCGTATGTGTCCGGGTTATTGTTTATCGCCTCAATAGAAGCCTTGCAGAACATTCTTATCCTTGCTTTGTCATTCATCTTTGTCTTTCTTTTTATTGAATATACTCATCATTTCCTTCATAGCATCGTCCGGATCGATATTGGAAAATGCATCCTCGAATGCTTTGACAAGATTGTCGGCTGCTTCTTTACTCACTCCATCGATAGCCATCTTGAAAGCCTTACTTACCATCTCATGTAACGCACAATTCTCAAAAAGACACTTGAACACCATGGCGAACGTGTTTATGCTCTGTCCTGGCGTTTCATCATCTGATATGAGAAAAATACAATCGCCTTTCGCCCCTTTGATATGATGAATTAAGGCCACATTGTGATTGTATATCGGTTCTGCATTGACAGAATCCATATATGTAAAGCCAGATGTCAACGCATTCAGTCCAACATTGTACACCACTGTGTACCTTTCTATTAGATTCTTGTCCATTTTCTCCGTTTTTTGAAATGATCATCATGTTCATCACCAAACCAATATTTGATGTTGTCGATAAGGCTATCGCGAGAGAAAATCATCCATGTCTTATATATAAACACCACCTTTGATCTGAGGCAGAACAACCCGTATGGATTGGTGTCACTTGAATCGACTATGATTTCCCATTTGCCGTCTGAATAGTTTCTCTCTACAGCCCTGCCAAGTCTTGACAAGACCTCTATGCTCCCACAATGAAACCAAACACAGAAGCTTTTATGTTGATGGCCGCAGCACGATTCCACGGTATATGTCTCTGGCAGCATATTCAGCAGTTCGCACAGACAGATACAATCTATATCCATGTCATCCGGTAAGACAACATTATTTCTTCGTAGCTTCATTTTTCGTTATGTTTTTGGTCAGGCAGAAACTCATGGCAACCATTCGTGACACCTTGCCAGACTTTATGTATTGTTCAATGTCCATACTATGAACATTGTCCTCGAAGTATGGAAGTATAGCGTACAGGTATTCCTTATGTTCCGCTTTTAGATATTCGTATTGTGCCAACGCCTGTGGCAGGCTGAATCGGCCAGCCTTGTCGGATTCGTCCACACAAATGACACTATTGAAATCAGAGTTGAGAAGATATCTGCTCTTCATGCATTTCTTATCTGTACAGATAATCATGAACACATTGTCAAGCATCCTGTTTTCCAGCGTTAGGAACACGTCTTCTACGGTAACCCTTTCTCCTTTCTTTCTCAGCAATGCCAAGGTATCTTTGGCTGATTCTCCTGTCATGAAAAACGTTGCATCAGACAGAGACTCAACAAAATCAATACCTTTGTTTTTCCCCGCACTGCGATAGAACCATGACGCTTTTTTATCATCCCACTTGGCAATCACCCAAAACCGATTCTTGTGATGATCCAGAAACCACTTGTCTGATGTATAAGACGTCGCAAAAGGGGATGAAGGGTAGTCCTTCTTAACCCTATGAAGAGCATCTATGACGGAATCCCATTTATCGAACTTACATGCCCCATAATGGTCGTGCGTGTATTCTATACGCTCCTTTCGAAAAAAACCAGCCTTGCGGTAGTTCTTGACGAAAAGGTACGCAGACGGGCTTTTCTTCTCATTGAAATAAATAATCCAACTCATATTACATCAATCTAAAATGAAAACCCTCTCTTGCCTTGCCTGATCTGACGGCGTTCCATATGGACTTATACGGCACTCCGTAGAACTCGCTGCAGTCACGTATAGAGTCGAATACCATCCCTGTCTCGACACACTGGACTGGCCGCTGCCACTGGTTTACTTTGTCCTGCATAGTAGCAGAGGATAAACCCCTCATATCCATGACGACAATTTCCGTTCCCTTACGGAATCTCCTGTTCAACCCATCAAGGTTGTCGTGGTATTCAATGTAAACGCATTTGCCGCCCACAAATGCAGTTACAAGGTAATTCTCATCCATTCCGCAAAATATAATAAGTGATTATTACCATAATGATTATTGCTATAATAAAGGCCACAAGTCTGCCTCCAAAACCCATTAATTGAAACGCAAATATTGTCATCGCCACAACGGAAAGCGTACCAAGGACAATGGCAATCGCAATCAAAATTGTAAATAGTTTTTCTTTCATATCAACCGGCATTAATAACATAGTCACCTTCTTTCACTCCATCTTCTCCAAAGCAATCGACATACATACTCCCAGCCCGTTCATCAGGTATCGGAGGACGCATAGAGCAGGGAAAGTCATAGGCGATCCAAATGCCTCTGTCCTGATCGAGTTTTTTCAACTCTTCGATATATTCTCTTACTGTCATTTTCTAAAATAATGATGGTTTTTTTGAATTACATCATCCTTATTCCATTTTCTCAGAAATAATTTTGAATATCAGGAACTATGCCTTTCTTTAACTTCCTCTCTATCTCCCTGCGTTTCAACCTTGTCAAGTGAGGCCACAAGTCTGATATCAGAACCTCATCTCCGTTTCCGTCTGTCTTGAATGGACGTTGGAGATATTCTTCAAGTGTCATTATTTTTCTTTTCATAGTTTCTTATTTTTCTTTTCATAGTTTCTTTATGAAACCAAAGCAGCAGGGCAGCGGGAATACGGAACGACCAAGGAGACCACATTATCCGCAATGGCATAGGATAGTGGGACGCTCCGACTAACTGCTGTCCTGGCTTGCTGCTATGGTTATGTATGTGCGCATAGAACTACCACAATAGCTTTCGCTACCAAACATTTCTTTGAACGCAACGGATTGCAACTCTCAATTCATCACATTTGTTTGTGGTCTGGACTCTTCTTAACCATGTTGAAATCTGCGCAGAATGGGCGTTCTTTTCTTTTTGAACTATCCGTTTTCATAACGAGGGAACGCTGTTTCCCAATTTCAACGTTAGTTCCTCCTGTATGGTTTCCGCCTGTATAACTCATCAGTCTCACAACGTCAAGCTGGGGATCAATCCAGCTCCGGGCTTAATGGTTACAAGGCTCGGTATTGACATATTAAACCAGTATTATGCTGGGCAGTAGTTCTCGTGCAAACTATTGTCCTTCTGTGTTTAACTTAGCCCTTACCGAATGGGGGAGGATGCGCACATTAATTCTAACATGCTTCAAGTTTCATGTTATTATCAACCTTCCTCAACTCTTCGGCCTTCTTCAGATACCATGCCTCTTTAGCCAAATCTTGCTCAATAGGATTGCCTTCTTTCAATCCCATGCGCATTCTGTACTTGAGGGCTGTCATTTCACACCACAGAGCGGTTTTTTCGTCACCGTATATTCTTCTGATCATTTCGATGACCTCTATGGAGTACAATTTGTAATGTTCTGGATGATTAACTTGTTCTGACATATAATTTATTGATTGATGTTTTTTGTCGCGAGGGGTGGATTCGAACCACCATCTACGGCCTGCATTACCGCCGATCTACCCTTTAATCCACCTCACTCCCAAACAGAGTCACGCGCTTCCAACGCTGCTGCGGTTTCCAGCCGTTGATTACTCTGCATGTTTTATTCCCTAAACAAATCCTGCTCAATACCTATCCTGCGAGCCTCATGTAGCGGGACGTAGAATCCGTCTATCCCTGAGTTGAGAAGAGCCTCGGCATTACCTTCTCCAATGGATAGCATCACGCTTCCGCATCCTGGGCTTCCTCCCTGCTTCCCATATGGTGTGTAGAACCTTATCCTATGCCGCAGGAACAGTATCGCCGTTGACGCAGGAAGAAGTATATCCTGGAACATACGATTGTCCACACGGGCAAAAAGAAGCAGTATGCCGTTATTGTTGTTTACCCATTTCTGGCAAAAATGGGTAAGCAGAGGCTGAGAATACGGAGGGTTGCACCAGACTCTCACCCCCCCCCAGTTTTGTAAAAGCCCGTTAGTCAGCATGTTATACTCCTTATCGGCAAGATGCCACAGTGGTTTAACCGGAGCACAAGGGTCAAGATCGAAGTGTCCAAGTTTGTCAACCACCTCTTTTGGCGTGTACCATTCATCGCTTGCCACAGTCTTTTGGAATGATGTGTTCATACTAAAATAATCTCAATTGCGCCTGTACTGCTTCTATCCGCTCGCAAGCCTTATCATAATACTCTTTGTTTATCTCAAAGCCAATAAAATGACGATGCTCCTTTATAGCAGCGATGGCAGTTGTGCCGCTGCCCATGCAGTTGTCGAGGATGGTGTCGCCCTCGTTGGTGTAGGTCAGCACAAGGTAGCGGATAAGGTCAACGGGCTTCTGGATGGGGTGGAACTGACCTTCATTACAATGTATCGCAGGGATTGAGATAATTGATTTCGGGAATTTCTTGTCGAAAATCTTCTTATCGAATGTCCGCTTTACCTTTCCATAGCACCTATTTTTGTCGAAATGCGTCCCGTTTCCTTGCGTATGATTTGGCTCTCTGCCATTCAAGTCTTCCATCTGAGGATTGTATGTCGGTAGCGAGTTGTAGAACACGCACAAGTCTTCGTGATAGCGTAACGGCATTCGGTTCGCATTGAGGAATCCCGTTGCACGGCATTTGTCCCAAATCAGATTGTATCGCCACAACTTCGGTTGCGACATCATCAACTTTGCCGTGAACATTCCCTGAGCGAACAACACGATTGCTGCAGTAGGCTTGCATACTCTGCGATATTCAGCCCACAACGGCTCAAACGGGATTATCGTGTCCCATGAGCCGCCCTCGCTTTCGCCATTCAGCACCCCATACGGCAAGTCGCAGATGATGCAATCCACACTCCCGTCGGGGATGCGCTTCATTCCGGCCAGGCAGTCCTCGTTGTGTCTGCATTTTCCTTTGTCAGTGCCATCGCTATTCCTCCACTTCGCCATCCTTGTCATCACGAGGATCGATAGACTCCATTATCCGGTCGCGGACATTCTCAAGCCGTACCATCGCGCGGACATAATCGGTGTCATTGAACACATACCCGTTCTGGAAGTGGTTCAGGTCTCTGGTGATTGAGGATGCAACATCCTTCGCCTCTTGCTTTGTTAGTTTAATCAATATTCTGTCCATCGTTTCTAATAATATCTCTCATGACAACCCACATCATTGCCAGTATAATTAATAGTGCTATCCTCATGCAGATGTCTTTTTCCCGGTTCGGACGGGGCACAGAAAATGGCAGAATCAGCCCCGTCCTTACCGGATTTTTCCTCTACTTTTCCTTGCAGAAGATTTTCTTCCAGAAACTCTTCTTGGGTTTGCTGGCATACTGCTCAAGGGCATTGAATCTCTTTTCAAGAACTTCGTAGTCCTTTTTCAGTTGTGTGTATTCGTCTTTCAATTTGGCAAAGGATTTCTGCGACTCAGAAAGAATCTTCTCGCAGGAATCATACTTCTCTGCCTTCTTGAGAAGGGCTTCATACACATCCTTCTTCACCCTAATACGGTTGTCCGTATAGGTCTTCTTCGTTTTGGGTTTCTTTTCTTCCATGACTTTATTGTTTTGAGTTAGGGTTGATCTTCCATCTCTGGTTGTCTCTTATGTTGAAAGCCTCCGGGCACTCATAGTAGTCCTCGATGCGTATGTAGCAACCATTGTCGAGCATCACATATGCCTTTGGGTTTGACTGCGCTTCTCTCTGTGAGACAAATTGTGCGATTTTGTCTATACCGACAAAATCAGCTATGGTGATGCTCTGATATGTATGAGTTCGTATTATCCTGCTTACTGCATAACTAAGCCTCTTGCCAGACCATCCGTCCTCACTTATCACACTCATCAGGACAGACCAAAAACCTGGATTCATCTTTGGAAATGCCTCCTGCAGTATTTTTATTGCCTCAGATTTATCTCTTGCCGTAGCCTGCTTACCTACAAGGAGACTCAACCCGTTAATCTTTGTAACGTCTTGCCGCGGCGAGGGCTTCTCCTGCTGCAACAATGCGCTCTGCGCTGACACGATTCCCTTGATTGTTTCCATTTCTTTTTCTCCATGTGGTTATAGCCGCTCTCCATGACTTCATCTTATTCTTCCCAATCATCCACCCTTTCGACTCATAGAAAGCAACAAACGACTCGGCATCAATGTCAAAGAAACCCTTGTCTTGGCAATACCTTTCCACCTCTTCAACGGTTGGAGGATAGAAAATATCCTTCTTCACGGGGGAGGGGGAAGGGGAGGGGGTCAACCCTTGATCACCAAAAAGATTATCGGTTTCTGTGTAGAGACCCCCTTGGGGGGGTACTCTATATAATACTTTAGTATTATTAGAGTGGGGGGGTATATTATTATCTTGTATTGGTCTCTCGTTTTCGATAAATCCATTTTTCGTTTTCGACAAATGGATTTGTTGATTATGAAATTTGGATATGAACGAATCGGAAAATGCATACCATGTCGTTCTGTCATACGTTGACTGGTTGTAGTTTCCGGTAAGCAAGATTCCCTTTTCTATAAGGGAAATAAGAATCCGCCTTATTTGTCCTGCACTCCAAAATGGGAAAATAAATGTGAGTGCTTCTGCGCTTCTATAAGTCCAGTATCTACCATCGTGAAAGTATCTTTCGTTTGCCTCATTCTTCTTAATCCATGATGATAGCACTGAAATCATAATAGCCTCATTTACTCCGTATTCTGTGGCGATTTCAATATCAAATAAATAGCAATCCATACTATTCTGTGATAAGTACGTATTTTGCGTAATGGACTGTGTTCCCAGTTATATGGCTCTTTGAGGTCATCCTCTCAGTTCTGATTTTGTGCCCTTCTGTTTTCAGGTCGGAAATCCTTGCCCCAAGTCGGTATATACCGTATTCACGTAAAGCCGTCAGCGGCTCTATGCTTCCATATGTCTGCAGATGCTGAAGGAGCATCTTCTTTTGTGTAAGCTTATTCATATCAAATGATTTTTACGTACCTGTCATTGATTGTGGGACCTGTCACAACCTTTCCGCTTGCAACAAGTTCTATAACAGCCATCTGCACATATGTTAAATCGTAGCCCGTCTTCTTGCAGATTTCGTTTATCGTAGCGTAATTAGGATATATTCCCTTTGCAATCTTATCTTCCTTGATCGCGGCAACAGCGTTGAGAATTTCGGTCTTCATTCGTCTTCGTTGTAGAGATAATCGGTGACAATCTTGATAAATTCATCCAGACTGCGACATACAACATATTTTCCTGCGGTATGAGTGTTAATCATGTTCTCATATTCCTTCTGCAAATCAGTCTGTCGGCCTTTCTCTGTTTTTAACTCAATACAGAGGAAAGCATATCTTCCGTTGTTTGACGGAAGGAGAAGTATCAGGTCTGGGAAACCAGCCCTGACACCCATCTCCTTGAACTTTGCGGCCTCTGCAGCATTGCGATGGCCACCATTCGGCGAATGATGCAGCAGAAGCCTTATGTCACGATGTACGTAGTCGAACCATCGGATACAGGCTTTTTGCAACTGGTCTTCGTTATGTCTCATTCGCAGACCTCCCATATTCGTTGTAGAACTCTTCCCACATCAGGTCTTCCGGAGTGGGCAGCTTGATACCGAGTTCTGCGGCGGCATCAGCTTGTATGCCGTTCAAGAACTCCGTCATCTGTTCAACTGTAAGAGCAGACGTCTTACCTGGAAGGGTAAATGTCTTCTCTCCAATCTCAACATTGCGCGGAGGAAGCAGAAGACGGACATAATAGTCATGGACGTCATCAACGTTGTTACCGGTCTCCTTGGATATGCAGGAGAACCACATCCACATCAGCCTGTTCTGAGATACTGATCGTATTTTAATCTTACGTCTGATGATTATCTCATAATCACCATTGGTGATATGGCTGATTCGAAACTCAATTTTATGGATGAGGTCTGGTAGGTTCTCCACCTCTCCGCCCTTCTTTGTAAAATCGTACTTAATCATAATATGGGCGGTTTAAGGCCATGCCCAGGGCCTTAATCAAAAGGGAGGTCGTTGGGTTCTGATGTGTCAACCGGTTCTGCTTCTGCGTCGGCCACCGCACGCTGCTCACGTCCGATTTCCTTCAAGTTGCCAAGGATAGGGGCTACATCTCGCAATTCCTCCTTGCTATATTTATCGCGTATCTCCTTGTTCTGGACGTTGGCAACGATGAAATGGCTGTTGCCGTACTCGTTACCCTTGCTCTCAAAGGCGGCAATACCGAGAAATGTACCCTTCTCGTTCTGGAAGATGGTTGGGTTCTGTTTCAGAGGAATGAAGATGCCAGCTTGCGGCTCTGTGCCGCCCATACGCATGCGAACCGGCTTCGCGTCGATAAGACGCTCAAGATTGATGCTTCCTGTAAAGTTCATGATTATCTGATGTTTAATGATTTGTTTGTCGTTCTGCTTACACCTTCCGGCAGCAGGTCGGTATCTTTGAATGCTTCCTTGATAGCTGTCTTGGAGACCTTGATGGTCACCTCCATCCACGACGGCAGACTTGCCTTTAGGTCGTTGATGCGATCAAGGTATCGGTGTAGTACTTGGTTGTCATCCACCTCAAGGCTCTGCGATTTGCGGAGGCTCATTATGCACATATCGCCCTCCATCTTATCGATGTTGTAGTTCGACATGCACTCGGCGATATGCATCTTGGCCTGCTTGACGCAGTTCTCGGCCGTCTTCTTACGAGCGGCAAAATGCTTGGCCATCTCGTCCAGAGACTTAGCCTCGGCTTCCTTGTTTTTGATAAACTGGAAGTAGTTGTCCACCTTCCTGCGGAGGCTGGTCTCGGTCTCTTCCCATACGGTCGCCAACTCATCGGTCAGCTCACCGCCGTTCTCCTCCAGAATGCGCTCGATTTCGCGCATCTGGTCATTGAGTTCAAATAGTGTAGCCATTCCTTTATTTCAAGTTGTTATTTATTATATAGTTTTGGAAATTCTCGATAACCTGTTGAAGAACCTCTGGGCTGATGATAGTAGCCTTGGTAAGAGCCTCTGTTACATTAACACCGTTTTGACGTTGTTCGTACAGCCATTTCATCACTGCTTCACTGTTGATGTTTTTCTCATCGAAGGGCTTCCTTTTATCTTTGGGTGGATTCTGCGTTGTCCTCTGCTGCTTGGATGTGGATTCCCTTTGTTTGATCTCTCCGGTATTCGTCTGGTCGCTATCAACTCCGTCATCGATGCAAAACAGACCGTTCAAAGCATACTTCCTTGCGTAAGATGATGACGCTCCAGTCACCTGGCTTCCGTCCATACCCTTCTTGGACTCTTCTTCGCGTGCATAAGCGGTGGTGCTGTAGCTGCTGCCATCATCTATCTGGAGGATTGTAACCGTTGATTTGATATAGTGTCTTCCATCGATGAATATAACATCATCAGAGCATGTGAGGACGCAGCGATACTCTTCCAACATCGGCTTGACAGCCTCCATGATATCTTCGGCTTTCCTATAGTTGTACTTGCCGAATTCGTTGTACTGGCTCTTGGGAGCCTTCAAATGTCTCTGTATCTGCAGCAGAGATTGGTATACTTTATGTTCCATATTTAATATTTTGATTTTCAAAGGAAAAGCACTGCGGCCTTCGCAGGTGGCAGTGCGCGGAAGTTGTTTAACCTAATTATACGTGGAAATTGAAGTTCACATATGCAGCATCGGTTATAGCCCTAACGAAGCAAGGCGCATCACTTACTTTGTTGGCTTCCTTGACTGTTATATATTGTTTTGCAGCCCTTCTTTCCAACCCTGCCGACCTCACTGTGCTATTGTCATAGTATGCTTCATTAGCACCTGTCCCGACTTGATATCCGGCTTGCCGCAGTTCGTATCTCAACTGAGACCTGCGGTGTCCGCCTGATGTGACTTTGTATTTGGTCTTCTGCGGAAGACCCCAGCGTATACGCATGCGCTCTTTATTGAACAGTTCCAAGCGGCTCTTGCTGATATTCGCACTGTGAGATTCCTTGTCACGCCAGCTTGCACGCCCTTTGGCTTGAGTCTGTTTGACAATGTACTCATGGCTTTTTCTTAGCCTGTTCCTAAAGGCAAAACTCTCTATGCTTTTTACATTTAAGCCAAGAACAGATGCCAGTTCGTCATTGCTTGTATTGTGGAAGTTCTTGAATAGATACTCCCTTTCCTCTTGTGTATATACGTGGTAGTTCTCTCGCATAATAGTATGTATTGTGGGGCTGATGGGTTCGCACCAATACACGCTGTCCGCAGCCCCTATTTCGTCCCTCTCCGTCTCGCCACATCACTTTTCGGCTTCAGGCGGGCAACTCGTGCCCTAATTGTTTCGGTTGTCCCAGACGGATCGAGTATAGTTTATCGTCATAATTTCTCAAGTATGTATCATGCCCACCCTGTCGCGGGCACGATGTGTGTGTACAATAAGTCAAAGAACCAATCATAGAAGAGGGGCAGTGGTTCGGGCTGCGCCCTCCTGTATTATGCGGACGGGTGACTCACGTCATGCCTCCGCCGTCCTTACTGATAATTTCTTTATGCCTCCCTCCTTCATGAGACGTTGGATCTTGTGAAGTGGATAGACCCATCCCGTCCGGTGCTCACTGCCGTTCCTGTCTATCACGACGGCCTGTGTGCGAGGGAGGGTGCAGCCGTATGTCTTTAGCCAACTCGGAGTGAAACAGGCAAACTGCTTGGTGAGTTGTTGACCAGAGAGCCACCGCTCTTCTGATTCTTCCATCACCTCGGCCATGATATCCCTTACCTCGGTGATAATCTGTCTGCGTGTCTCGGTGTCTATTTTCATCTGTTTAACACCTTGTTTTCTCCCTCTCCGAGTGCGTGTACGAGGATGATGTTGTCCTCAAAAAACTTCTGCACCTCGTAATCGACTACGCCGTCAGGCATGCCAAGTCGTTTAATCTGGCTTACCATCGTGGCGGCAGACTGAAGCTGCGCACCGTTCTGGCAGATGAAGGGCTTGAAAGTACCTGGTTTCATATTTCGGATTTGTTCGAATGTCATTTCTTATATTCCTTTATTTAATTAGAACAATACACAAAAGTTTGGCGGACTCAGAAATTTTCCTTACCTTTCGGTTGTTAGTTATGTTACGGCGAAGGGGCATCTCTTTGCCAGCCCTACTTTTGTGCCTTGCTCTTTATTTATCAAACATGACGCAAATGTAGGAAAAATCTTTGGAAATCCAATATATTGGATAGAAAATAGCGTAGATTTATCATAGTTTAACATTTGCGGTATGAACAGACAGAGTGACATGATCAACAGAATCACTGATTTAGTGGAAGATAGCGGACTAACGAACTGCGCTTTCGCCAGAAAGGTTGGTATTGATGCTTCTGCCTTCTCGAAGAAGATAAAAGGCATCAGCACAATAACCAAAAAGGACATCTCCCTTATTAGCACCGCCCTTGGAGTCCAGTATGAGTGGTTGCTGACCGGAGAAGGGGAAAAGACAGGAAGCATCATCTATAATACGGATGCGCCTGATTCCCCCGAATCAGACACATCTGTCTCAAGATTCAAGATGTATCTCAACTCAAAAGGAATTACCAATGCCCGTGCGGAGAAAGAGTGCGGTTTCTCCAACGGGCTAATAGGGAATGCTCTTAGGACAAACTCTACGATCGGAAGCGATAAGTTAGAAAAAATCTTAAATGTTTACCCGGATATGTCAGCTGAATGGCTGCTCCGTGGAAGAGGAAAGATGATATTGGGACAAGACAAGTCACGGGAAATATATGCACGTATCGCGCAGATTGCCAGCGGAGAACGCAACCAAGACAAAGCCTATGATGTAATACTTGCTATCATCGATATGGTCGGAAAGATCTACGAGTTCTTCTACAACAAGAACAAGAACAGCGAACAGATTGTTGTTGAGAAGTAACATGGTTTTTTTACCTTTGCCACGAAAAACCAAAGACAATAGCGAAGGAATACGGCTTGTAATCAGACGAACTCTTCCAACCTTGTAAACTGATTACATACATCTTGAGAGAGTATCTTGGCGTATCTCATTGTCATGGCTATGTCTGTGTGCCCAGCCATTCGGCTGGCTATCTCAATAGGAACACCATGTCTTAGCACCCAAGTGACATATGTATGACGAAGCACATGTGAGTGTAGGTCAAAGCGAAGATTGGCCATCGTGCCTATGACCTTCAAAAGCCTGTTATATTCTTGGTTGGAAATGTGCGGTATCTGCATGTCGTATCTCTCTATCACCTCTACTACAGGCGGTAGCAGTTGGTTGACGAACAGAACGGATGTCTTCGTCCGTACACCGGCCTTCACCCACTTCCCGTTTTCAAGACGATAGTCACGCATATCGAATTTCATCAGATCAGCATAGGCCATGCCTGTGTACATCTGTATGACGGCGAGATCCCTGGCCGTAGCAATACGGGCGGATGGAATCTTCATCTCCCTGATGAGTGTCATCTCATCTTCCGTCAGAAAGTCTATGGTTGCCCTGTCGCCCCTCTTGAACCGGCCTCTGAGTTTGTTGTAGGGGTTTATCGTGATTTTATCTAACAGGACAGCCCTGTTGAGCAGAGCCTTGAAGCATTTGTGGTAGTTGTATAGCCCTGCATCTGATATTGGTATCTTTTTTGCGTTGCTCTTGCTCTCCGCATCGCTCTGGCGGATGGTGATATTCTTCCGCATCCAGTTATCAAAAGCAAGGACACTCTCCACCGTGACATCATCCCAACGTTTTATCTTACCATATTCCTGCAGCCGGTAGACAAGACAGCGGTAGTGCTTTATCGTCCCGTCCTTGAGGTTCATCTGTTCAATCTGCTCTTTCATCCATTCGATGATGGTCTTCTCATACTCCTCCCTGTAAAACCATATAGCCTTACGTACCATTTCAATGTCGAACGCAAGACCTTTCTCTATCATTCTGTTGATCACCTCGCCTATTTTGACGCAGAATAACGCCAATCTGCGATTTAACACTTCGCTGTCTGGTCTGTTGATGATACACCCGCTTGCAAACTCATTGCGAAGCACCTTGATTCCCGTTGAAATGTAGAAGGTCTTCCTATCAGTTATCACCCTGATTTCCACAGACCCTGGCATCCCTTTTTTCGCTCTGTTTCGATAATCGAAAACGATGTTTGTTGTTACCAT